TTCTCCTTAAATATGTTTTTTTGGAAATAAGATTATTGGGAATCTTAATAAAATATTGTTATTGATTAACAAGGGACGCTATATTAGATAGAATAGCGTATTTTAATATATATATGGTGCTGTACAAAAAAACAGTAAAAAAGCCCCAACATTGCTGCTGGGGCATAAACATAAATTAATATGTCGGTCCTATAATCCTATTATAGGAGTGGTACTAAAATATTATTGCTCTCTAGAGTCTTGAACTTTTTGCCAATAAATTGCGTCTGACATTTGTTTGCGTTTTTTGACACTAGGTTTTGTGAATTCTTTACGTTCTTTAAGATTTTTCAATACATCCGAATCTTTAAGTTTTTTCTTCCAGAGACGTAATGCAAATCCTAAATCGCCATTTGGAACAGCGGCACCTAAAGCAAATCCTGGAATAATTGATTGATGATACTTGTGTTTTTTACTCATGTAACTTGTTTTTGAAATTTAACTATTTTGATTTTCTGTTTATAACTTTGAATTTGAATTTTGATACTTCTGGTAATTGCGAAACAAATCCTTGAATTCTTTGCGAGTCTTTACCGACATCATCACTTTGTGTGAATCTCATATATCCGACGCCTTTCTCAGCATCAAATTTATTTTGAATAACTTGCAATCCTTTTTTATTTGCAAAATTTTCTATGTCAGAACGAACGTCTGCATAGGTAGATGGATCGAACAATTTGTATACAACGCCCCCTTGGTAATCAGTTATTTTGTTTACTAATTGAGCTTCTTTGATACTATTTTCTTTCAACCCAAAAAATTCTTTATACAAAATTTTGTTCATCATTGTTTCCTATATATAATAATGAATAATATTCAAACAACCAAATTATTCTACATCAAAGTATTTATTTAATTGTTGTCCTATATCTTCATATGCCATTGCAAGTCTTTCTTGAAGTTGAGACATTTCCTGTGCGGTAGCTTCAAATGTTTTATATGAACCGTTCAATTCTTTCAAATGACGATTCATTGATACTTTGTCAAACCAATCTGCATTCTCATTAACAATCATTTCAGCACGTTCTATGATGTTACGTACTCTTTCTGTAATTTCTTTTAAATCACCTTTGCCATATACAGATTCACTCATAGCAGAAAAGTTTTTTAGGCTCTGAACAAATTCTGACTTTTCTTCTTTCGTTAATGAAGGTTGTTGTTCACCTTCCATCATTTCAAGTATATATTTTAAGTTGCTTTTCATATTATATCCTACATTTTCCGTTATCGCAAAGAATTGATGTAATTATTTGATTTGTTGTTGCGTACTTAAATCTTTTTTCTACAGCTCCTGCAGACTCATTCATTTTGGAAGGACGCATAAATGCACCATGAGTTGATGGATTTGAAACAAAGTCCCATGCAATAAGTTCAAAGTCATCTTGTACTTCTACTGCTCCTTCTTTATATAATTCTTTTACAGAACCTAAACCTCTGCTTGAAATTCCTAATGTAATTCCTTCTTTAAACAACGTTTTAAGGATCTTTCCTGATGGCGTATCAAGTACTTGGACTGTTCCCATCAAATCATCTCCACTCCACCAAATCTTAAGTATGTTATGTGATACGTTGTTCAAGTTCACGACTGATGACTCTGGATGATCTAATTCGCCTAATGCTCTGTTCTGTCCAATAAATTCTGTCATATATCGTTTACATTCTCTTTCTAAGATATGTTTAGGATATATTCTACCATTTTGGTTTTTTGCTCCAGCACGTTGAAGTACTCCTTGAACAATGAACCCGCCAGGTACGCCATATTCTCTAGCATTTTGCTCTGACAATACCTTTGGTTGAAATGGTTTATATTCTAATAAAAGATTATTCATATTATTCTCCCAATGCTCTTACTCTTTCAGAAATCTTAACAAGACGCTCTGATATTTTTGTTAATGCTTTATCGACAGATGGGCCATAGCCTTCTCGAGACAAACCCGACTCTGTTTTTAAACGAGAAGAATAACGAACAAGTTGTTCAATTTCTTGAAGCTTTTTTGAAACTTCTTTGATCGTTTCTTTTACTTTTTTATCTGGTGTTGATTTTGAATCACCTAATGCAAATTTTTTGTATGATTCAATAAGTTGTTCATACTTCTTATCCATTGATTCTGCAACACCTGCATACTTTATTTTCTTTTTCTTGCGAGCTTGTTCTGGTGTAGAAAATGCTTTTGGTGTATTGTATGCTCCTGCTCCTGATGATGTTGAAGCTTCGTCAATATCTTCGTCTGATTCTGGATTCATAAAATCACCTTGCCAATCAGTTGTGGAATCTAATACTTCAATATCATATGCACCAAAATCACCCATTAAATCTTCAATTTCACTTTGAACAAACGATGCATATACATTGCTACCATAAATAGTAACTTCTGGATAGCCGTTTCTTTTATCAGCAAATAGATTAAGAGCTTTACGGGCATCTCTTAAAGATACTTCAATATAATATGGCTCATCAAGTGCTCCACGAAGACCTTCATCTACTAGTTTAACATCCATTCCTTTATCAGCTAACTCTTTTGCTTTGTCTGGATCTGTTACGGATATCGAACCTTCTCCCGATTGTTCATTATACTGTTTTTCTTTTACTTTTTTAATTGCATCTTCTTTTGACATACCAGATGCAACCATACGAGCAATCATTACATCAGCGAAGTCTTTGTCTCCGTCCTTGTCTTGATCTTGTTCTTCCAACTCTTTGAATTTTGATTCCATTTCTTTTAGTAATGATTTCATTTATGTACTCCATTCAATTCTTTTAAAAGATCAAAATAACGTAACAGATTCAATACGTGTGATTCTTTTACAATGTTAATATTTTCTACGTCACAAAGCATTTCTGCTAAACGCTCTACTTTAATACGTGTTGCAGCATCATTGATATGAGAAACATGACTCTTCAATCCTTTTTTGATTGTGGGAATAACGGTTTGAATATATTCTTTTAATGCTTCTGTGTCATTAACATTAGTAATATATTTGTTCAACAAACCTTTTTGATTCTCATCTAAACCTGAATATTTACTATTAAATTTATCAACAAGCAATTCATATGTTAATAAACGCTGATCCTTAGGTTGTGATTTAAATGCTTCTAATACAGTATCTGTTTGTTTTTCTGCCTGAGCTCTCTCTGTTATGATAGAATCAACTATATTACTTTTGCATTCCATGATTTGTTTTGGATTGTCTGCCTCGTCATTTTCAAAAATAATGTATGCTGAAGCTAGCAATTTGTAATTAGGAACTCTAATCTTAGAAATTTGATCTAACTTAAAATTGTTAGAAATTTCTTTTACGAGATTATATCGTTCTCTTCGAAGTGTTGATTTATTTAATTTTTTGTGAGCTTCTTTCAAGCTTCGTATGTATTCTAATGCTTTTGCTTCAGACTTAAATTGTTCTTTAAGCATTGCATTGTATAATTTTATTTCTTTAGCTAACTCAGTGTTCTTTCCAAAATACTTTTTAATAATGTCAATCGTTACTGATTTGTCTGAAGTCATTGTTTCAGAAGTTAGTTTCCGAACCAACATTTCGAAAAGGATGCCTGTGTTCTTATACTTGCTATGTTTTAGTTTTTTCATTACTCTTCCGAAGTATATTTACTTATAAATATTAATCATCATTTAAAATATTGTTTTCATCTAACATCGAACCCATTTCTGTGTTATTTTGTTCACTATTCAATGTTTCTGAAATAATTTTTGGTGATTTAGGTTTAATTTTTTTTAAGATATCTGAATGTTCTGTTGTGAAATTCGTACGCTTTGGATTTCTTCTATAGAACCTTGGATCACCAATAAATGCTGATTTTCTATTTTCAGGATCTAAATCTTGTTTGATTTGTTTTGTACCTAGCGGATCCCAACCAAATGCATTCTTGTGTTGGCCAGACTTAATTCCTTCTGGCGGACGTCCGCCTTTATCTGGCTCTACCACATCGTTGCTACTCATATGAGCTGTTGCTAGATCATGAGGTGTCCCATATGAACGACCTGTTACTGTAGGATCATTTCCTTCTTGTTCAATTTGATTTTGACGGAAACCTAACTTAATATCTTCAGTAATATCATTTCTTTCTTGCAACCATTCTTCTTCTGACATATTGAATATGTATTCATAAATGTATCTATGAGAAACTAATTTTGAATCTTTCATTGATTGTGCCAATTGAATTTTTTCATTCATTAATGCAACTTTTTGCTGGTCATATATAATAGATGGGGCTGTAAGTTCAAGTTCAAAATTAACTAAATCTTTATCTTCATATCCTTGTGCATATAAATGTATAATTGCAATTTTAGTTAATTCAGAAACAAATATCTTTTGAAGACGCTCAATTGTTCTTGCAAAACGAATATCCATTGATGCTAATGTAGATTTACCTTCTACACCTTCATCATATCCTAAAAATGGCTTTGGTACTTTTAACGCAGCCATCATTTTGTGTTTTACATATTCAATATCATCAATACCGGTAAATTCCATGCCTTCTAATGTATTGATCTCTGTTGAACTATTTCCTCCTCGAACAGGCAAGTAATAATCTTCTAACATGTTGTTGATATTAAATCTCATGTTATAATTACCAGTCTTGGGATCAACGTGTGGAATCTTTTTCATTTTATTGATAACTTGTTCCATATACCCATCAACTTCATTAGGCGGAATATTACCAATATCAATTTTAAAGATACGCTTTTGTGGTGCACGCATGATTCTGTGAATAAGCATTGCATCTTCTAAAAGCATTAATTTTTGAAATTCATGACGTGCGCCTTCTAGCATACTGCGGCCGTATGGAAGGAAATTTGAATCCGAAATATTACGGAAGTGTGCTATCTCAAATACATCATATGTAAGTTGTTCTGACACAATGTGTCTAAATTTAATATCATACTCACCTGTATTATCATTAAATTCTTCCCACCTCTCAATTTCATATGAAGAAAACGGACGTACATTTAAAATACCAATTTCATCAGCAATATCTAATTTCAAAAAGAAATCACCATATTTTGCCATGTTACGAATCCAGGGCCAAAGATTGAATTCAATGTTCATTACATCATAAAATAAACTGTAAAGAATTTTTTGGATCCTACTATCTGACGATTTGATTGTTAAGATATCGCCAAATTGATCTGCTAATGTTGATTCATCAGCATATATGTCTAAAGCTGAAGATATAATAGGATCTTTATCCATCATTTCGTAATCAGTATATAACTGCATACGATTTTGATGCATATAATAATTCGAGTCATACCCACCCATACCTCCAACACGATGCTTGTTTGAACCGTGAAGTCTTGTATATCTGTCGGCTACTTTACTTTGCGTTAAGTTACCTGTCGATTGAAGGCGGTTAGTATCAACTACACGAAGTTTATCTTTGCCATAAGCTCTGACAACTACATTTGTAGAAAATAAGTTTTGTAATCGTTTTCTAAGTGACGCCATAGTATCTATTCTTTATATAAAATAAATATCAAGTTACTTAATAAGCCAGGTCAAATCTTCATTGCCGTAGCCATTGTCCCAATCCCACCCAATATCTTTTGGTCGATTGTTTCCTGTATAAATAACCGAATCTGTTTTTTGTAACTGTGTCAAGGCACGTTTATTTAATTCAATGCCTTGTTGTCTTAATTTTAATGATGTATCTCGTAACCAAAGTCCAATTGCAAATGCCATAACTAAGTCATCGTTATAACCTCGTTGTGCTTGTGCTTTGCCATTTTCCCAAATAAATACAAATAGTTCTTGTATAAGTCGTTTTGAATGAATAATAGGAGAACCTTCTCTCATATACATTTCAAGTGCAGATATCATTAATGGTCTTGTTCTAGCTGTAGTAGAAACGCCAGGAACCATTTTTGATTTGTCTTTTGTATCATATCCTTTTCTGAGTTGAATATCTACATCAACATATCCATCATCTTTATATGTATAAAATAGATTTTGATATCCTCTATCTATTGCAGGTTGAATTGCAGCCCATCCAATGTTTGCATTTTCAATTGCAAGTAATGCATTGTTCCATTCTGATGCAACACTTATCAACATGTTGCCAAAATCTTTAGGAGGAAGTTTTCCTTTATATTCTGCTACCTGTTCTATTGTTTCAACATCAATAACATGAAATGTAGAAAAGTCAGCTCCATCACCTCGCGCGACGTCAGCTATTACTACATAGTCTCTAGAATAATCTGGATATTTCCATATCCAATATCCATTATCATATCCTCTTCGTTCTATAGGCTCCGTACATTTTAATTCAAATTCTTGCAATATTGAACCATCAATTACAGTGTGACCGGAACTAATAAAGTCACAATCACATTCTTGTGCTGCGCCTTTTTCTCCTAAAAGTTGTGTTTGTTCATCGCGCCAATCTTGATTTCGTTCTGGGTGTACATCCCATCTAAGTCTAATTGTGTTGAATCCATTATGCCCAGATTCAGCACCTGCCCATGTTTGATGAAACCAATTACCAATACCATTAGGTGTTGAAAGTACTATTGCGCCACCTCCAGTAGATAGAGTTGCTTGTGATGCTACCCAAATTTCTTCAATGTTTCTAATAAATGCAGCTTCATCTACAATTAATAATGATAATGCTTCTGAACGTGCTCCGGTAGATGCTGAAGAAATTGCTTTTATTTGTGAACCATTTTTAAATTTTAATGACAACTTGTTGTTTGCTGTCATATTACCTTTTAACCATGAAGGTAAATTATCATGCATTACTTGCACTTTTGTAACAAGGTTCTTTGCTACTTCTTGTGTTGTTGCAATAACAAGTACGTTGAAATCTTCATTGAACAACATTGCCCAGAGAGCATATCCTGCAGATAATGTTGATATACCTAACTGTCGGGACTTCAATATAATATTATATCTACTATCACGTAAATCCGTTAAGGATTGTTCCTGGAATGGATAAAGATTAAATTTTATTTTTCCTTTAACAGGATGTTGAATATAACAATAATTACGCATAAAAAAGACGGGATCTGAAGCACATTTTTGGTACTGTTCCGCGATTATTTGTTTTATGTCTTTTTGTGCTGCCATAAATTATTTACCAATCTTCCACATCAATCTTAGAGAACCAACCGGTTGAAGATTTTGATTGATGCCTAACCCAACCCCAAAAACACGCTTACGTTTACTTCTCCAAAGTAACTCACCACCAATGTAACTGAATTGTTGTTGGTTTCCTGCTAAACCAAATCCATAATAAAATTCATTTTTTGAAATAAGTGAATCTCTTTTTATGATTGTAGTCGGAATATAAATGTTTGGATTGATTTCTCTGAATATGATTGAGTTTTGTGATATAGTATCATTGATTATGATATTACCTAATGAATCTAAATCTAATGTATCCGTATAAAAATACTTTGCGTAATAATCTTTTAATACTGAAAGTGTATCAATATCCTTTAAGGTTGTATCATGTACCGTATCAACTCTTACTCTCCATTTAGGAACATAAACTAAGCTATCAAATTTTACAGTATCCCATTTTGTTTCTATTTTGGTAATAACAGTTCCTTCAACAGCATCGGGTTGTTTGTTTTTCTTACTAAATAAGTTGAAATCGATTGATGGACCAGAACATTGTTGCATGATAATGATTATTACAATCAATACCACTATGATGATGTTCTTTATGTTACTGAAAAACTGATTCATTATTTTTTATGATATAACTCATAAACCTTGTTTACTAAGTTTGATTTTGTTAGTTTAGAATCTAAATCTATTTTGAATTCTTTTTTAGCAGTTGTAATTAATTCTGCCTTTTTCATTGCACGAAGAGCACTCTTAGTGATTTTCTTTGTAGAAGGTTTTCTACCTTTTCTCTTAGAACCACCCACTGCTTTTGCAACATCATCAACTTGTTTAATAACTTCTGATGCTGATTCTTTTACATCATCGATTTCTTCTTTAACTCTGTTGTATCTTCTTTTAACTTCTTTTACAACATCATCAAAATCTTCTTTGATATCATCAACTTTTTCTTCGATTTTTTCATCGATTTCAGTTTGGTTTTTCAACCAATTCCATAGTTTTAATAATAACTCTTTAATCATCTTTAGTCTCCAATTTTGCAACTTCTTGCATGAATTTTTCGCGATACTCTTGAAATTCTCGTTCTACTTTGTCAGCAAATTCTGCCGGAGTCATTCTTGCATCAACTGTTTCTGTTTTACCATCTGCATTCGATACAACTTCATACGTCCTAGTATATGCTTGTTTTAGTAGTTCAACATCTTGTTCAGCTCGCTTAATCCATTCTGTTGCGTTTGTTGTCATTTTATTTATTGCGTACTCATTAAATTTACCTTCAATACGAAGTTTATTTTCCATTTCAATGACACAATCAAAACACATACCATGTATCGTTTTCATTTTACGATCTAAATGATTAGGAGATTTACATGTACATGTTTCTTTAGGACATTTTGAAAATGTTGATAGTGAGTCTCTGGTAGATTGAAGTGTTTCAGCACCACGTTTGGTTTTCATCACATAACCATCTTTTTGTTCATAAAGATATGTGATTCCAGATTTAAGATCTGTTTCTTCCCATGTTTCTCCAACTAATCGCTTTTTAGTATCTTTTTTAGATTCTGAAAAACCATGGGTTTTATTTGTTTGAAATTTATGCTCTCCAGCTAACATTTTATTAACTGCATCGACATTCTGTAACTTTTTTGACATAACTTGTTTTGTTTTATTTATGAATATTTTTCTAACATTCTATCTGCAGCAATTTTCAGATAACGATATAGTTCCTTTAATTTACCTTGATTCATAACTTCATTACCTTGTTCGTCAGCCATTGTTCCTGTTTTTTGAACTGCTTTCAAAATCATTTTGATTTGTTCTGGGGATGTTGGTTGTTTCTTAACTAATGTTACAAAGCTATTTAATTGTGCTGTCGAATCTTGCTCAGGTGCTGCATCAGGTGCAGGTTCTTCTGACGGAGCTTCTGCTTCAGGCTCTGGAGCTGGGGCTTCTGGTGTTTCTGCAGGAGCCGGAGCAGGAGCTGGAGCTGGAGTTGGAGTAGGTTCTTCTGCTGGAGCTTCTGGCTCTGGTGCAGGTTCTTCTGCGGCAGGTTCTTCTTCTGGCTCTTCTTGTTCTTTAAGTACTGCTTTAATTCTACGACGAATCATTTCTCTAACTAAACGTTCTTTTTGTTCTCTTGTTAGATTTTCAATTTTATCTTTAATAGAATCTTCACTGTCTTTTTCATCATCATCTTGACGCTTAGACATTACTTTAGCAGCATGTTTTGGGTCATGTTCTCCTTCTGGTTTATAAGCTCTATCAGCATCTTTCATGTCTGGAACAATTGATCCGTTGTCAATCACTTCTTTATCAGTTTTACGAAGTACATTCTTTTGCTTTTCGCCAGTAGAATTTGGCACCATGTTTTCTGTTTCATCTCCTTCATAATCTTTAAGATCTTTACGTGGAGTTGGTTTTTGAGATTTTTCTAAATCTTTTGGTGCTTTATATTTTGACTTATATTTTTTTGATTCGTTCATATTAGTTTCAACTAACTTAAAAAGTTCTCTTATTAAATCAGCATCTACTGGTATATGACCATCTTCATCAGTTGATGCCATTAAATGGTCTTTTATTTGATCTAAATTATTTTTTGTTTGCGGAATTGATAAGTGTGCTGCAACTACAGTTATCAAATCGTTAAGATCTATTAAATCGCGATTAAATTTTTGTATTTCTTTTAGTGCGAACGATATATCATATTTCAATGCCATTTGAAAGTCCTATTTTTAATATAAATATTATCGTCCGTACTTTAATATGCCTATTAGTTGATTGACTGGTGCAAATGCACCTGTTAATTTATATGTATTGCCTTTGAATGTAAATACAATTCCTTCAATCGGAACAATTTTTTCAAAGCCGCCTAGCTTTTCAATTCTTTTTAATTGATATTCAACTTTTTTAAGAATTTCTGGGTCTTTGCTTTGTTGTACTTGCTTCATCAGTGTAGCAATATCTCTTTTAATTTCCTGTGTAGATTTATTAGGATCTGCAGCTAATATCTGCGATACATTTGATAATACAAGAGCTCCTAATCTCAAAAAGATTGATTCAAATGGTTCCATGTTTTGTTTTTGATATGATTTAAAATCTTTTTTATCAAAATCTGTTACCCACTGTGAATACTCAGGATTTTCAATTTGTTTTTTAACAGCTGTTATTGATGTTGATTTATCATCGAATGCCCATCTATCTACTAATGTGTCTCTTAAATCATCTGATATATCATATCCCAATTCTTGAGCTTTTGTGGTAATTACGTCTCTCCACCAAGCACGATGATATTCAGAAATTAAATCAGTATCTTTAAGGCCGAATTGTGTTTTAAGTTGATCTACTTCTGCAAATAATGCTGCTTGTTGATCTTCAAAATCTGCAATACGACCTAATTTAATTTTTTGCGGCGGAATAAACGAAAATGTATTTTGCATGTGCGCATTGGCATCTTCAATTATTTTCTGAATCAATGCTCCGCCGGTCATATCAGTCTGAACTTTATTTGCATTTTCATCATATTCAACTAAATTGTGAAACTGTATATGTGCTTTATCATAATTAATAATGTTCTTGGTTGCAGGATATATAATTTCCATGTTTGCAAATACTCGACCATTTTTAAATATTTCGTCTAATTTAGAACTATCTATTTTTCCAAAAGCTGCTTGTAAATCTTGTCCTGATTCTCGGAATGCATCTGATATAGGTCCGCGGCCTTCAAATTTATTAATTAGTTCTTGTGTCGTTAATGGCTTTTTAATTGTACCTTTATTACGAGCAAACCCTACTTGTCCGTTCTTCCACGTTACTTGAAGGTTCTGGCCATCAGTCTTTTCTGTTATTGCTTCTTCTACATCTAATTCGCCTTCTAACGCGCGTGCAATTAATTCTTTCATTTCATTGAAGGTTAAACCATGATCGTCATATGGATGAGCCATGTGTCCTGCGGCGCCACCGCACGTCAATAAAACTCGGCGTGGAAGTGGAAATCTTGACATCTCAATCATTGATGACAAATCTGATAAATCTATAGAATTCGATTGTCCTTTTGATTCATTTATCGAGTGTGGAAGTATTTGTAAGTTTTCATAATGGCCAATTACAGCTGGATCAATATCGTTTTCAAAACCATATTTTTTTGATATTTTATGGTCTAAGTGAAAGTTTCTACTTCGTTTATTTGCATTTTCAATTTCACTAAAAAAGTTTTGATATGACCATTCTGTCCATGCTGCAACAGATTCATAATAAAGATCTCGTTCTGATTTTTTTGATTTAGGTGTCCATAACCCCTTTTCTTCCATTATTGATCGATATGTTCCATTTGCTCTATGCATACTAAATCCTGATTGTTTTCGTTGTTCGCGTAACTCTGGGTTATTAACATATGATTGTGTTACGCTTTTGCTTATTTTTTTTCTAACCTCAAGTTTTTTAGATGGGTTATCTAATTTCATTCGTTTTGCTAATGCAATATCATGTCCATTATTACGCCATGTTTGTAAACGCTGTTTGTTGTTAACAGCTAATGTTCCATAACGATCCATTTTCGTATCAACTATTTTTTTGATATTTACAGGATCTTTCATTGCATTTTTATCTTTAAGCTCTTGAACTAACTCTTTTGATATTGTATCTGCATTTGGATAGTTTTGGATGTATTCATTTAATGTCATTTGATGTTTGTATTTCAAATGATTTTGCGTTATTTGTCGCATTTCTTGTTTACATATTTCGCATGTAACTTTATTTGACATTTTTTAATACCTCTTCTTCTATTTTATCAAAATCGCCTTCCGTGAGCAATACTCCTTCAGTTAATGGAACACCAAATGTAGTTTTGTCATACGTATCAAAATCATATACAAACTCTTTACCGGTATTCTTATCTAAAAACTTGCGTAGCTTTTCAATTTTCTTTTTGTGTTTCTCAGCAGTTTTAGGATCCATATAGCCTTCGATAACTGCTTCTATATCTTCTGCTAATTGTGTAGACCACCATTCTCTAGAAAAAACGGTTTCGATCATTTTACCTGTAAATATTTCCCAAACATTTTTAAGAATTTCATCTGTTATGCCTGGATAAGATTCTTTAAATCTACGATAATCGCCTGCAGCAATTGCTGCTCTCGTTGATGTAGCAGATACAGGTTCGCCTGTCGGATATTGTATTGGATCTGTGTTTGCAGTCAATTCAATTGCGTCGACACCTTGTGGAATTTTTCTTCCTTTTTTATCACCAGTTAATTTATATTTGTCTACGTTAGGCACAAATGATTTAGTTCTCACATAATCATCTCCTTTTGCAGATGCAGCCATTGCATATTGACCCGCAGTATCTTCCGGCAATGCAAACAAGTATTCATATGCAGCCATGATAGGAGAATTGAATTCTGTTGGTTGTATGCGAATCTTTGGGTTTGAATTTATCAAATTGAATGCTTGAATTGATTGTGTTCTTGTAAACCCATCTCTGTCTTTTGGTCCGATAAGCATCACTACTTGTTGTACTTGTGGATCTTCTGCATAACGATTAGCAAGTGCTAAATGTGCTCCAGTAATAGGTTTAAATCCGCCTGGAAATAAAACAGTAACATTACTTGTTTGCTCTGTGAGATGTTGTTTGAATTCTTGTAGTATTGATTTCATTCGAATGCCCATTTTATATAAATATCAATCATTGTATTAGTATGAGTTTTTATCCAAAATCAGGTAATGCCGGTGACTCTACTGCTTCAGCTAAACCGATACTTTGATACTCGTTTGCTTGACGTGTTGTCATAACATGCAAATTACGCCAATTCAATGAACCACTTGTTGTGCCGGAAACGTTAACGATTTGTAAACGTTCATACATTTCAACTTTTACAAATTTTCCTTGCATATCTCCGTTAATGGGCTTATACATTTGTACAAAATCGCCTGAATAGAAGTCTTCGCCGTTGCTAAGCCGCGTTCCGAAGTATCCATCATGCATACTTCCAGAAAATTCATATGTTTCTAATGTTTCTATTGGCGTAATGATTCTGAAATTAGGACTAGTAGCTTCTGTTTCTACCTCGCCAGCTGAAGCTGATATATATGACAAATCAATTTTTAAGTGTGGGTCGACATTAAATGAACCTGATATCTGTGATGAACTACCTGATATCGAGCCGGAAACTTGAAACATGAATACCATGTTAGTTTCACCTGGGAGTATGTTACATGTAAATGATGCTAACAATACATTTGATGATGTAAATGGAGAGCTAACTGCAGTAGTGTGTTGTGTGTCTTGAGACAACGACTCATCTTGATGTACAATCCTAGCAATATTTGATGCATCAACTATCCGTTGAGCTGTACTTAGTACTATGTAGTCTTCAGTAGATGATAGGCCGGTTTTTATGGTGTTTGAAATTAATACATTTGACCCAGTTATTTCACCGTTATATATATTTAAATCGTTGCCAGATTTTATTTGTAAATTACCATCCGAACCTGATATAAATGTAGTTGCATTACCCACAAAAAACTTTTGTGTTCTTACATCTAATTCAGAGTCTGTAGTTGAAAATCTAAAATAGTTATCTGGATTTGCATATAATTCTAAACCAACACCACTATATGGTACGCCGCCTTTAGTTCCAGAACTGCCAGATAACGCACTACCACTCCAAAGTAAAAACCCAGGAGCGTCAAATTCAAATCCAGAATACCCCAAGCTTCGTACGAAGCCAGTATCTTTAAGTCCTGATATTGCAATACCTGTTTCTAATGTGTCAGCTACATACAACGAACCTGTTATCATTGAATATTCGCCGTCTATATAACGGTTACCACCCTGCCAATCTACATTATTGATATATGTTGATTGTCGACTCTTAACACCATCTACATTGAAATAATCTATGCGGAAACGATATTGATTTGAAGATTTATGCTTTGTAGGAATCTCCGTACGTATTTTTGAATATGCAGGAGTATACCCAGCATCATTATCAGTAGTTGTTCTGATATCTGAAAATGTCCATTCCCCGGATTCTATAACAAATATCAACTGCGCAGTTCCGGTTGCAGGTGCTTCAAATTCAAATACCGTGTCATCAAATCTTTGTGAATTACTTGTTACTTCTAATTCACCTACTCGAACACCTAATTTAGTTGGTAATTCTTGATTAAGAATATCAGTATCATCAAACGGAAATGCAGAGCCTGATAAAAATACGCTTAGTTTTGGATTATTGTTATCACTAACATTGCCCCTAGTACCAATTGCATCTATTGTAATTTTATATGAAGATTCTGAAACAAATGTTGCTGCATACGCCGGTTTTGTTTGAAATGTATATACTTGGTTGTATGCAGTTATATCCCCAGAACTACCTGTAATTACTTGTACTGCATTTGCTATACTTGAAGAAGTCCATGACAATGTAGGTGCAGACAGTTCTACAAAACCAGAATAGTAGTTTGACTCCCAATACGTATCAATAACAGATTGTGATGTAAATGCTCCTATTCGAAAATCTGGAAATACATTTGCTTCATCAATAAACAATTCTGTTTCTTCCAACTCAATGTCATTGATTTGTTCCCACGTACCTATACTACCATTACCGTTCAAAAATATTTTAATTCTGCTAACATCCCCAGTTGCTGGTTGCAAGCCGAATAATGATATGTTTGCAAATGATTCAGAATTTTGAGTTGGCGTATATACTGGGTCTGCTTCATATGTTATAGAAAATGAAGAATAATCAAACTGAGTATATGTATGTGTAAATATAGATTGCGACGATGCAACCGTAAAGTTGTCGTCTAACAACATCAATGTATCAGATAATACTTTTCTAACTGTTGTTTCATACGTCGTAGTACCAGGCGTGTATTGCGGTGTAGGGGTAGGATTTACAGGAGATGAAACTGTTATAGTACCACCTTCCATTTCTTTTGTAAATAACCCGCCTGTAATTTCAAATGCTGGTGTATTATTATATGAAAAATATCTTACCGTGCCTGTAGTATAAGTAGGAAACTGCTGATTATTAGGATATGTTCTATCTAATTGTACTCCTACTTGTTCTGTTAATGATGCCGAAGGCAATGTTTCAAATATGATTTCAGAATCATTAGATATTGTAGGATTAACTTCAACTGTTCTAGACCATCTAACGTTAGATCTACCTTCCCATTCTTGCGGTACCGGCTGTCCGTTGATTTCATTTAATTCGCCTAATAATGTAATAGTAGCAGTACCAGGAGATGTTTCGTCGTATACATATATTGCAATAATTCTAGATTTATCTTCATCTAGATAATTTACAACTTCATAATATATAGGATCTCCGTTAAAATCTAAAATTTCAATGTTTAGATAAGAACCAATACGTAAATTGGTAGGATGTCCTTTAAGTTTAATTAAATTTTTACCAGCAGTTAATCGTGATGGAAATTCTGTAATTTGAAATACATCAGGCGATGTGAGTGATGTGTCAGTAAAAAACACATCGAATGTGTCTAAGCCTTTATATGTAGTTTCTTTTCTTTTCATACACGAAATACTTTATTATAAATATTACGTGTTCTGAATCTGGCTGAATCCGTTTTGTTTGTTAACTTCAAGTAATTTATCAACCATATCTCGCATAGAATCAACGTGCGAAATAATAATTGAAAAGTCAAACTTGTTTCTAAAATATTCAAATAGATTAATTACTGCAGCAATATGTTCTGAGTCTAAACTTCCCCAGCCCTCGTCAATTGCAATGAAATTAGGACGTGGAAGTGCTGATACATTTATTAATGCAACTCGAATTGCAAGTGATGAAATGAAACGTTCCATACCCGATGTTAATTCTAATGGCCAGAAATTGTCTTCATCATAAATAATGTAGCCATTAATATTTTTTCCATCAGTATTCAGAACCATATTGAAATCAACTATTTGATTGAGTACATTGTTAATTTCAGCTTCAATCTTTGGAAGAGCTTTTGCAATAATGTCATATGGCACACCATTTCTTTTTATTGTTTCTAAATAGTATTCATATGCCTTATATTCTGTTTCTAACTTTTTATAAGAATCTAAACTTTCAAGTGCATGTTTCTTTTTTGTTTTTGCAACTTCAATTTCACCATGTAAATTTTTGATTCGTGTTGTAATCTTTGATATTGCATGTTTATTATGTTCTAATGCATCTTTAATTAATTCAATCCGTTCTTCAATTTTTTGATTGGTTTCAATTGCAGATTGATTGATCGTATATTGTTCTTGCCGTTCTAAACAAGTTTCTAATTCAGATTCTTTTGTCTGCAATTCATTTTCTAAAATTTCTAAACGAAGTTCATCACGTTCAATATCATCTCGTATTCCAGATCGTTCTGAAATCAATGATTCTAACTGAGTTTTTTGTATGGTGTATTTGAATAATTCCTGTTGCTCTGTTTTAAAACGTGTTAAATATTCTTCATGTCGTTTCAATGACTCACATTCTTGATCAATACAATCCTTGGCTTGTAATGCGTCTTTAACAAATACGTTTGATGTACAATATTTGCATTCTGGATCATATTCATGTGTGTCGAGATGTTGTATTTTTTCTTGCAATCCATCAACGTATGTCCTTTGTCTATTTGTTATTCTCGTTTGTGTTTCTATCTTTGAATCATATGAATTATATTTTCCAACGTGGTGTTCAATATCATTATGATCAAATTGCTTTATATCAACACGAAGTTTAAGTTGAGTATCATTTTTTTCTTCAACTTCTTGTTCTTTCGTTTCAATTTCTTGCTGCAGATTTTTTATCTTATCAGTTAATACATTTTCTTCTTGTTTAAGTTGTTTTATTGACGGACCTGTATATGTTGTTGGTTGTTTACTTTCAACTTGACGTAATAAATCATCTTGAAGTTCATCTTTTTGTGTTTGTGCATCTTGTTCTTGTTGTTCGCATTTGGATATTGCATCAATATTTTGCGAAATAATATCTTCTGCATCAGAAATAATTTGAGCAAAGTCGGTTTTCTTGTACTCTTTTAATTTACCAGCTGTTTCTTTTATATCTTCTGCAGCAAGTTGGTAAAGTTGCTCAAAAACTGTAATATCTAAAAATTGTGATAATAAATCTTTGCGTTCTCTTTGTGATTTATTGATAAAGTTACTTTGATCGTTTTGCAATGAAAATGCCGTTAAAATAAAATCATCATAAGTTCCTAGATATTTTCTAATATTTTTATTTGTATCACTACGTTCTTCGCCATTAAGATTTTCATTATCAGAATAAAACTCAACATTAACTTTTACGTGTCCTGATTTTTGTTGTGTACCTGTTCTTTCAATCGTATACGTTACGTTGTTCATTTCAAACACAAAACGACCAAAGAATTGTGTAGATTTATTATTAAGTACTTCTTTAGCTTTTCCAGTTTTACTACATTTATCAAAAATAGTATACGTCATTGCATCTAACAATGATGATTTACCAGATGTATTTGGTGCAAATAATCCTACAACATCTTGAAGTTTTGTGAAATCAACATGATTATTTTCACCATATGAAAACATGTTTGAAAATTCAAATGAAACTGGATGCCATGTTATGTTACGAACTGATTCTAATACTGGTAATTTTGAATTTGTTGATCTATTAATATGACGAATAGCATCAATTTCTGAATCAGTTGCTTGCGGATAATTAAGTTCAATATGCTCTGTAATAAGTGTATTCTGATATTCAACATCACGAACATTTCCTATTGTAATATTTGCTGCAGATGTGTTTGTAGATGTATCTGTTATGCGTTGAATAGAAATGTCTTCAACGGTATATTTTTTACGTAAAGCTGCAAGAAATTTTTTCATGTCAGCAGCTGACGTGTCTTTAAACTTTACCCTAATCCTAGGCCGGGCCGGTACATATGATGGTGCTTTAACAATCGTTGTTCCATCCAACTCAAATGTTATGTAACCATAATCATTTGGTATATCTATAAATTGAGAACTTCTGTCAGGAAGATCCCAAACAAGTATTCCATGTCCTAATGCTTCCCCATGATTTTGTTGTATCAACGATCCAGGATATACCGTTAATGGCTTTTTTACGCCATTTTCAACATGATATTCTTGAAGTATTTGATTTGGTTTATGGATATCTCCTAATAAACATAAATCATGACCATCAAATAAATCTACCGTAACATGTTCATTTGAAATTTCATAACCAACATCAGTACGAGCAGAATGAACAGCCCCATGATGTAATGCAATTTTAAAATGTTCGGTATCAATGTCAGTTCCTTTTACGTACTTTGCAGGCGGAACATCAACAGCCATGTGATTGAACAAAACACTTCCTGCTTCAAATACGCCATTTTCTTTTATGAAGTGAATATTTTTATTTTGAATAACATTGAGTACGGGAGATAATGCATCAACACGATGTGTATTATTCAAATTCATGTCGTGATTACCTAATATAACAATTGTAGGTAATGTGAATCCATTAAAGAATTCAGTTAACATGTTGATTAACTCTGGCGACATATCAAGTTTTGAATGAACAATATCACCTGTAACTACACATATTGATCTGTCAGTAGCTTCTTGTGCGATTGTTAGAAACATGTTCTCAAATACTTGTCGATATTCACGGTGTCGCTTCAATGTTCTGATATGAACATCCGACACATGAAATATTTTATCGATAATGTCTACCCCAATATCAATCTTCTTTATTTCCATAACATTCCCATTCGCATCATCATTAAATCTTCAAATGACATCTGCATAGTTTCTGAAATACGTTTTGTAATTGCTTCAAATCCTAATTCAGAAGCATCTTTATCTTGTAGTTCTACGAAGTAAACATTTAATCCTTCATTCATAAATCGTTCAGCAATATCTAACGCATTTTTTAATGCATCAGCATCCAAACAAATATAAATGTCTTGTACATGTTCTTCGATAATTTTTTTTTGTAATTCTGGTTGAATTTGTTTCCCAAATAACGGTATTGCATTTCTTTTAATTGCAATTGCATCAAAAGAACCTTCACAAAGTACAATTGGTTCTCTCCAATTAATCATCATTTCAAATCCGATAATATCTTTTGATACTGTAGGATTTTTATGTTTCATACCTTCTCTATCACGGTAAATACGAGATACAAAATAATTAAGGCTACCAGAAGCATCATAACTTGGGATAATGATTCGTTTTGCATATTGTCCTTCTTCTGCATACCCTATCCTATATTTAATAATATCAAAAACCGTAACACCTCTTCCTTTCAAATAATGCATTGCTGCATTGTATTCATATGATTTTTTATACACCCACAAAGGATGATATTCTTCTGGTAATTGTAATACAGTGTCTCGTTCTTCTTGCTTTTCAATCCGATATCTTGTTGTTTGAATTATTCTTGCAAGATGCTCGAACTTTTCTTTTGGTTGATTTAGTGCTTTAAATAAAGTATAAATTGATTTACCGCGTTTATCAGAAACCCAACAATGCCATGTATAATCACCATTTTCATCTGGTGTTGATCTTACTTCTAATTTTGGTTTATGATGTGAGATAAAAGGAGAGAAGAATGAAATATTGCCTCGTGATGTTGGCTTACCTTTACCTAGTACTGTTTCAAGTAATTGTAATAATTTTAGATTCTTCATTAATATAATATAATGAAAACACGGAACGATTCAAAAGATCTGGTTTATTAATATAATAATTATTAATTTATGTCATCCCATTCATTTCATTCCTGGTCTAACGAATTCATTACATTAAACATTTCATTCATTCAATTAATTAAATGCCATTACTTACATTAGAAAATAATGAATTTTTTTCACACTTCCAATCAAAATTTAAAAAAAGTTTTCTTTTCGGTTGGAATTTCATCCAATTGGCAACATTCTGCCAACCATTCTGCAGGAATCATTTTCTTTGCAACATGTTTTATACCCATCTTCAAAGCATATGCCTCATATGATGTTTTACTACCTTTTGATATTTTTTGATTTGGATTTTGAAATACTATGCGAATATCAATGTCAGGATTGCATTGTAAAACATATTTCATTTTTTTACGATCTGCGGTAGTCCAACGTCCTTTCGTTTCAACGTACATAGTACCGCCATCTTTACGAGTAAACACAAAATCGGGAGTATATTTGTGTTTTGTCGAAGGTACTGTATAATGAAGTGTTTCAGTTTCGTAATTAACTGGATAATTAATCTCTTTAAGAGCATCTGCAACTTTATGTTCTAATCCAGATTTATAACCGTATTTATATGCTTCCTGTCTCGTTTTTGATTTCGAGTTCCAATGATTTTTTGCCATAACTTGTTTTGTTTTATATTTTAATATTCTCCAGGCTTCCTACGACCTAATGTTGATATATCAATATTTTGATCAGACACATGTTGATTAGCAGCTTTTTTCATTAAAGACTTATCAGGCCGATTTATATCTCCATTATCATCAATTCCAACTAACCTGCTTAATTTTAGTAATCTTTCATCTTCACCACTCCATATACTAAACTCATCTCTAATTACATATTCTAAATCATATGCTGCTTTTCCTTCTAGTCTTGCAAGTTCTAAATTTACTAGAAATGCATCTCGTACTGTTTCCATTTTATCAAATGCTGAATCAAATAATTCTGTGTTTGTTCCGCCGAATCCTATATAATTTGCAGCAGTATGAATATCTTTTGCAATTTTTTGTATACGTGGTGGTACTTTATAACCAGCTGTTATTCGTACTGTACCAGTTGTTTCAGTTTCATCCTCTTCAGTTTCATCCTCTTCAGTTTTATCCTCTTCAGTTTTATCCTCTTCGGCTTCTTCTCCCGCTTTTTTAGCTTCAGCTTCTGCCTTTCTCTTTGCCTCTTCAGCGGCTTTTTCAGCTGCTATACGTTCTTCTTCAGTTGTTTCTTCACCATTATTATCAGTAGTAGTTGTAACCGTTCCACTTCCTTTACCTGCTACTTCTTTTTCTTGACTACTTAAAAACACCGGAACGCCATTCAATGTAAAAGTAGGTCCAATACCAAGAGTAAAAAATAGTTTGATATTTGCTGGCAGATTATCACGTCTGTAAACATATGCAATATACACCTTTTTCTTAGACGTGCCTCTAACTTCAGAGATGTAAAATACGTAATCTTTATTTTTATATTTTGTTGCAAACCTAGAATCACTAAAAATATATTTTAAATCAGATTCGTCAACTAAAGCTCCCTCACCTCGTTCTTTATATTTTAAGCGATAACCATTCACTGCATTTGCCGGCAATGCTTGTTGCAATGGTACCCACTTATATTTATATTTTTGTTCTATTAATAGTGTTGTTAACTTAATCATAGTATACTCCTATATGTATAAATATTTACCAATCAACTAACACCATTTTCGATTGATACATCATTACGTTGTCTGATTTAAAGTCTAAATCTAAATCAAATTCTGCAATACCGGTTCGTTCTACTTGTTGTTGTAATCGTCTCAAGAAATCAACTAACGGTTTTTCTGTTTCTCGAGAACCTTCTGCATCCAAATAATCAAATATGCTAACCTCGCCTTGCATATCTAATGCAAATTTAGTATATCGAGCATAAAAATTATCAATAGCAGTTTTATATTGTGAGGGTAATGGATCTGCATTTCGCATGATATACATTTTCTCAGAATCATTTACATACACTACCGGAACGAAACATGTAAATTCAGATTCTCGTCCTACGATTACTGATGCAACTTCAAATTCATCACGCTCTCTAGTAATTTTAAACACATAATCAGTTCCTTGAATTGCATATACAATGCCGTTATCGCCAGCGCCGATTCTTTCAAACTGTTTGTTTTTAATTTTGTCTAACAAAGAATCAACTTGTTCTTCTCGTGAAGCTTGTTCTAATATTGTTTTAAGTCGTATCATACGTCAGCATCAAATCTTAATAAAATATTCATATCAACATCATCTCGTTTACGTACCGGCGAAGCTAATTTGCCTGTAACTAGAAGTTGTCCTGATTCATTATACAATCCAATTGTTGTTATGTATGGTGCAAAATCGCTGCTTGAAACATATGTATCATAATCAACGCCATTATCTTGCAGAGTTGATGGATTGAGTGTTAAATTAAAATCATCTTTACTTATTCTTACCAATGTAGAATATTCCGTTGTTGTTACCGTACTTCGATAACTTGATGTAAATGGAGCCGCAGTTAAATCATCGTATTTATAATGTGGACTAGAAATAACAATTGTTCCATGTTTATCAAACACATTTCCTACATGATTTGTTTGCAAAAATGTTCCGTTCTCCGTACGGTCCGATAACGCACTTATCTCCGACTCAGTTAGTGACTTATTAAAGATTCTTATTTCATCTAGATCACCTGTAAGATTTGATGTATTGGGGCTAAGACCACCAATGTTTACCGGATAATCATTATTGATTCGTCCTGATGCTGTATATAATGTATTAACGCCATATAACAAGAAATCATGAGATGACGAAACATGTAATCCAGCATTCATCCAAATTTGTATTTCACTTCCTGATTTTTGACAAACTATGTGAGTCCATTCGTCTACACTGCTAGTTGCTGACAACGTAGTATTAAGAGAAGAATCAGAAGATACTTTAAACTCTATTTCATTACTACCACTTAATTGTATACTGAATGGGTATTTATCAACCGAACCAGATTGTTTTGCAATAACAATTTGATTGTTACTGTCAATGTTAGAACCTGATACGAAAAATGATATTGCATAATCATGTTGTCTATCATAATAACCAGGTAACGCACTTTGAATATGTCCGGCGCCTTCAAAATGTGCACGGCGGCCGATGGCTGCAGTATCACCATCTGTAGTAGGAATTCCTGCAAGATAAGTAACACCCGTTTCTATTTCATATTTAATTCTTGAAGTATCAAAATATTCATTGAATCCTTCATAAAATTTTACATCTGAAACAATTGAAGACGAATCAAACCCATCATCAATTATATTGCTATATCGATCAGCTGATAAATTTAATCCTGACCCAGTGAATTGAAATGATGCCGGCTTAATACCTTCACCAATTTTAAGTTGTGGTATTACAAATACTGATGCAGATTCATATAAATGTTTTTTTGTACGTGTTAAATCAGTAGGACCAAAAGTTTTACTGGGTTGATCTTTTTTGCGATAATACAAATGATCTATAGAAAAATATGTAACACTTTGTAATGAACCATCAATATTTGCAGCATCATTGTATGTTAACTCAGATCCTAAAGCAGGAAGAAAATTACGATCGGTATATCTTGCTTCTAATGGTAACGCACTACCAGTAGAGCTTCCAGAATTAAACAAAAATAATTTATTTGTAACAAACTGTTGTTTTTTAAAATCTGATTGTTCAACCTTTTTAAATACAGAAGGATAATTTCCTTTATACTTATCTTCTCTCCGGCCTTTAGTATTTGATCTTCTTGTTGCCATTATTCAGTAAAAAGCCCTTTACATTTATTATAAATATAAAGGGCCTCAATTCAGTTATGTGTTAAATTAAAAATCAAGTTTTACTCTGATAAGTGCTTCATTCTTAAATGATTTCAATAATGGTTGAGATAATTTTGCTACTGCTAATAATTCTCTTGAATCATTATATAATCCTACTGTAGTAATATATGTTTTTGGGTCTCCGATAAATGTTGATTGGCGGAATTCACCTATACTACCTGTTGTAAATGATGGATTATTTGAAAAGTTATATTCAGCATTTTTAATTCTTACAAAATAATGTGTACTTGTAATAGTTTCAGCATTTCTTGCTAAGAATCCATATGGGTCTGAAGTAGCTGGGTTTGTAATTGCCCCTGAGCCAGAAATTGAATGAAACATCGCAAAATGGTTATTTCCTTCTGAACTCGAACCAGTATTAGTTGTAAATCCTAAATTAGCATCTAATGTTTTAGCATTCAATACCATTACACCATAATCTGGATAAACAAGACCATAATATGTTGGTGATGTTGGATTATATATTCCGTCATTGATTGACCCAGAAACGATATTATATACTCTACCAGCTGAACCAACAGTTGGTGCACCACTATTTCCCGAATCATCAATAAGTGTGAATACTTTATTTGAACTACTTATAGTTACTGAACCAGTAGCATTTGTAGCGCGTGAATCAACTTCAGCTAACGGCAATTCGAAATTTCCTGGATCTAATTTTTCTTTTGTTCTTGATCTACTAAAGTTAATTACATAAATAGAATCTGTGTCTGTGCCATTGACAGTAAATCTCGTGTCTGTAGTTTCTAATAATAGTTGTTTATATTGCGAATATACTGCTCGGCTTGGTGAATCATTAAGTTGTCCTTGCGAATCAGATCCACTACCTAATGCATGACCATATGCTATTGAATATTGAGTTGCTGAACCAGTTAATGAAGTATCTTTCTGATAAACATCAACATAATATCTACGTTGTGACGTTGTTTGTGCAGAACCGGTATGATGTGTTGTTAATGAAGCTAAACCATCACTCCATAACCCAGCTGTAACAACTTCTGTTTGGTTATCTATTACATCATTTGCTCTATCAAATTTAGTAAAAGTACGACCATTTCTTGCAAGGATTTGAGCTTGTTGTTGTTCTCTGATAATCTCTTGAGCTCGCTGTTCAGCTATTGCATTGATTTGTGATTGTAATGCAGCATTAGTATTAATTACATCTGCTCGTGTCAATTGAGCCGTTGCAGATACATTATCCGATAAGCCATCTGTAGGCAATATAGATTCTCCAAATGTTCTTCTTTGACTTACTTTAGGTAATTGTTTTAATTGTTGTATATTCATTTCAAATCCTTATGTGTTAACGGTTGCTGCTTTAACTGTTAAATTGATAGTTGTGCTACCACCCGTTTCATTACCTATAATAGTAATTGTAGCAGTTTGATCCGTTACTTGTCGTTTTGCAATCACTTCAAATGTTCTACCAGTTACTGCAACACTTTGTGCATCTTCATTATCGCCGATAAAACGAGGTGCTGTTGGTAAGACTGATGTTTGAATATCACCTCCTGGAGCTACTCTAAGATCAGCTACGTCTGAATTTGAAAGAATTGCTGTATATCCTAATGTAGCATTTCCACCAGTAAAGTTAGATGTATTTGGACTAATTACTGCAACATCCCCCTCTGCACTTAAAGTAATTGATGTATTACCTACATTAACTACAGGTATTTTTGTAGTTTTCTTCGGAAGTGTAATAAGTTTATATTTCAACATTTGCGTTTCGTCTGGTATAGCTTCTACTATAGGCATATTTTCAATGATTGTGCCGTAATATTCTGTACCAAGCGGATGATCTGGATTCCACAAATCATAATCAATTTCATCATCTGCTAATGCAAATTGAGTAATATTAAAATTGTTACGACCTTTTGCAAGTAATTCTCTACCCTTTTTAGTAAGAATTGCATCTACTGTTACTGTACTGTTATTTAAATATCCCATTGCTTTATTCGCCTTTTATTTCATATAAATATTTTCATTGTAAAAAATAACGATTATTGTCCTGATATTGTAAAACTACCATTTTCTCCTGGAGATTGATATATCAATTGATTTGGATTTGCTGTTCTAGTTTCAACTACTGGCCCACCATCTATTGTGTCTAGACTTTCAATATTAAATCCTCTAGAAGTCATTTTGCTTCCATTATAGAATGAATTTTCTGCTCCAGTGCCGATAAAGTCTTGAAATTGTGCTGGTCCGTTAATATCAATACCTCTTACTGGATTGCCATTTACATCGGTAGTTAATATGTCTGACCCAGAGACAACAATATACCCAATTGGGGTGTCCCCGTATGTAAAAGAAGATGTATATGAAAAGAATATGTTTATATTTTTAACACGTGCTTTTGCTACAAGAGCATTTGCTTCATATACATTAGTAATAATCCGAGGCTGAATACCGAATTCTATGATGTCACCGTCATCTACAAATGCTTGTAAATCCCCGATAATAACACCATCTGCTCCGGTTTCTAAACCATACGATGCACTTATTCCAGGTGTTAAAGTCGGGTCATCCCCATAACCAACACGCTGCCATAGTAGACTTCCTGTACGATATGTAGTCACTGCATTTCCATCAATAGTAATAATATAATCGCTACCTGTCTGCGGCGCCGTGATAACCAGGTCCGGGTCTCCCTCGTCTCCGGTTAGGTCTTGAATTTCACTACCGGTAATAAACCATTTTTCCCATTCTATTTGAATACCTGTATATTCATTGAAACTTGAACTATATGTAGCAGCTATTGATGCTGATATGCTACTTGATAAACTCAATTGTAACACTGATGCAGATGCAAACAAAGCGACTTGTAATGCCGCCGCCTCGGCTCCTGCTGTAGCATATTCTAAATCAGACAGTCTAGTGTCAAACACAGACCCACTACTGAAATACCATTCTGCATATGGATATAATTCTGCAGAAGAAGTAACAGCTGTTGATGCTATAGTCTGATAACTCAAACTAGCACTTGCTGCAAAATTGATATGCCCATTAGGTGGCGAAGCTGCAGAATCATTAAGTGTTACAAGAGCAAATGTGTCGTTATTGAACACCGACCCCGAGTCTGCTGCAAATTCGAATTTCCAACGTGCAACAACTGCATCGGCGCCGCTGTAACTTCCACTTCGTTCTAAAGCCTCTAACAAACTACCGGTGGTCAAATCATTTGTTAACAGCATATCGATTGGCGTTGAGTTATACGATGCACCTCCTCCTCCTGTAAAAGCAGCTTGACCAGTCCAAACCGGTATAGACCCAGTTGAGAATATAACTGGCGGACCGAGGCTTGCAGTTCCTATAAATAAAGATGCTGTAACAGAAGAAATTTGCGAATCATTTCCTTCTGGGAGTAATCTCAATGGTAACCATGGTGGCGCAGGATACCCCCCACCGAGGGCATCAACTTGTAGCGTTTCCCAACGTTTCAATCCTTCATATAAATCGCCCCAAAGTGTTGATCCGCCACTAGCGGTAGGGTGTCCCGAACCACTATTAATTAATTCATATATATCGACAGTTTCTGAACTCACACTATCACCTGATGTAGGTAACGTAATTTCAAAGAGATGTGATGGTCCTGGAGCATTGACTATGCTGAATCCACTTACGTTATTTGAACCTAATATAATAGCATCAGTAACTGGGGCAGTTAACAGATACGCACCACTTCCAGACTCTGGAGCATCATAATCATGATACCACGTATCTATTATATCAATAGAACTACTTGAAAATGTAAATGTGGTAGAATTAGAACCTGTATGTGCAACACCTTCAAATACTACATCAGACCCAGAATCAGCTACAGATGACGTCGTTGTTAAAACTGCAGTTTCATTATACAATGATTTGCGGTATTCAACATAACTAAGACTTTCTCTTGTTTCTGACAACGTTGCGCCAGTTATCGGCAAGAATACTGCCTGCGACATCCATGTAGGTGTCGATCCTGTAATATACTGTGATCCGCTCAATACTGCATATTGATATGAATATGTTGTCCCAGCATATCGTTCATCTGATGATTTTGTTAGATATGCTTGCCATTGATCATCATCTTGTGCTGTTATTGTTGCAACTGCACCTTCAATGCCACCTAAATATACTGGATAACTACCTGTTACAACCGTAGTTTCTTGAACATTGATATCCGTATTATATCCTGCATTTTGTTTGTTTACGCGAGGTAAGAATGAATCTTTATTTCTTTCTAGAATATTAGGCTGAATCAATAATCCAGTTATTTTATCGGCACGAGCCGGCAACAATTGATCTAACTGCTTAAAGAAAGAAAGATCAAACAATGTAAATATTTTGATGTATGCATTAAGATCATTCTTAGTTTCATATTTCTTCCAATATGATTGTGCAGCTTCAATTAAATCTGGGTATGATCGTTCATACTGCTGTCCGGGATCGCCAATATATGAATCTAATTCAGTAAATCCAAGTTGTGCAATAATATCTTCATCAATCATTGTTTGTGGAGAAAAATATACTCCTAAACGGTTTGAATCTAATGGAGCTTTATCAAATTGGCTTCTTTCTGCTCTAGATTTAACATCCAATGTTCCGACAAGTTCATTATCTTCCAATCTAATCTTGTTGTCGTCAAATGTACCTGCTGCCAATGATATTCCGTCATAATAATATGTTTCTTCAATCGAGTCATACGGCTCTGCATTAGTCCAACTTGCAAATGAAGCTGATATTCCTGACAGATTGGGTTCAACTCCTGACATTGTAACGGCCGTTGTGTGATTGGTTTTTTCTGTTAGTGGCAAACGGAATACTAATTCATCATATGCATCAACGTTGCCATCATATGCAGCTGGTGCTTTTGTATGATTATTAAATGGCGAATCTTGTAAACTTGATGACCAAAGTCTCAATTCTTGAAGTTGTCCTTCTAGACGTGCGCCGCCGCTATTACCACCTAGTGTTACTGTGCCTGTTGATGCAAATGATGCTGTTGCAGAAGCAGATACTGCTGCTACAATTTTTCCATATTTTGATTTTTTAGCAACAACTTCTAATGATGCGTTACTACCACTTCTTAATAATACATTCAACCATCCACCATCAAACATTTCAATATCAGCTGAACTCGTACCATTAATTTGAATAGTACCTAATGTACCGCGCGTGAAATCTAAAGTAACATCATTTGAATCTACTGAAAATAAATTCATTGTGCTAGGCAATGCTGGATTAGTCAATACATTATCAGTTCGGAAACGAAGTTCTACTGAATTAATTGGTTGATCATAATCAACTGTTACTGTACCAGCAGCATTTTGAATTAAGTCTAATGCATAATCAAAATTCAATTTTTCATAAACTGGAGGCCGTTCAATTCTCGGCCCGCCATATTCATTGATTGATATCATGCTCTGTGGTATTCCATAACATGATAACAATGCTTTTACGCTTCTTTTAGTTCCTTTTGATTTTAATAGTCCTGGCAAGTTATTAACAATACGACGCCATACGTGGTACGTCATATCCTTGCCTGGTAATGATGCATCACCTACCGTATTAGAACCAGTAATCGGAATTCCTGCTTCGTTAGTACCTAAAACATATTCCCAAAGATCTTTGTATTGATTGCCATCCGTTAGCGACCATCCAAACTGTTTTGCTACAGAATAAAGTAATTCATTTGGAACACCGTATTTAGGGTGTTCATCTCTAGAATATATTTTAGAAACATTGCGGATATATGTATAAATGATATCATAATGTTGTCCTAACATATGAATAAACGTTTCTAAACCTTCATTGTCAGGATTAGTTCGTAAATATAACGGAACACCGTTAATCAAAGAATTATAATTCGCGCGATCATATATATCTGCGTTGTCTAACAAGGTTGAATACCATTCTTGTGCAATGCTTGATGTGCTACTATACAACGTATGCGGACGAGATGTTGTTGTCTTAGGCCACGGATCAATATAACTACCCGTAAGGTACGAAACATTAGGATCTGCTAATGGTAGATCATATGTGAATGGTGTTGATGATGATTCAAAATAAAGATACTTTTCAAATTCATCAAATCCACCAATCAATGCATTTTTAAGATTTGTAAATTCTTGAATATTAGTAACAGCAGTACTGCCTGATATAGAACCTAAAGTATTTAATTGCGAATCATAATATTCAATCAATCCGATTTTATATTTAAAATTCTTAACTCGTTCTGTAGCCGAACTATAAAATACAAAGTTATTAAAATCTGAATAATCAATATTCAAATCAATACCCGAAAGACTTCCAGAAAATATCGAATCAACCAATTGCTGTGATGTTGAAACGCTTGATCCTAATATGTCATTCCAATTTTTTAAACCTGTGTCTGTGCTTGTGCTAGCACGATCGGATGCATCCCAATTCGGTCCAGCTAATTTTCTAGTTGGCTCTGTTATGCCTAAGCCGAAAGTTTCTAATATAACACGATCAATATATGTAGGACGTTGTTCTTCAACTATCCAACATTTGAAATCTTTTTCAATATCATCTGCTAATGGCTCATACAATTTTACATAAACATATTCTCCAATTACTACACTATTAGTAAACAACGCAGTTTGGTTTCTGCTAAAATTAACAAGCAGTGTACGATATGATTCTGTTGAAGTTAAACGTGTAACAGCATTTCCAACACTTTGTATGTAATTTGTAATCTGCTCTAAAAATTCTGAGTCATCTGGATCAATTGCTCGTAATCGTAATTCTGTACGATCTGGAGATATTTCATCTATTTTTAATTTTTGCGATTCATATGACCCAATAAGGTTGGTAAAGAAATTTACCGCGATTCTATATTCACCTTTTTGAATATTCAGATTATTGAATTCATTGAATAGATTAATCTGCCATGGTACTGCTGGCAATCTATAATCAACGTTACTCTCCGGGTCAGTATATGTAGTCTGATTTTTAGGCTGTAAATCAATTCGATGATTTCCTGTAATCCAAGTATCGCCAGAATATACATGAAACTCAATTCCATTATCTTTAGCACTAGATTTTAATATGTTATTTTTCCAAGCATATTTTAATGCCGGTGAAGACAACAATTCAATTTCTTTGTCTGAAAATCGTTGCCCTTGCGTAGCTTTTGTTGAGCTAAGAATTTTATCGATATTTTTGTATTGTGATAACATACTTATTCCAATTACGGATCTACCGCTTCAATTACCCAATATGACTTATCGGCTACATAACGGCCGTTTGTGCTAGTACCGCATTCACCTTCAATATACCATTTGTCCCACGGTCTCATTTGACTATTTAGTACTGTATATTCTCCGCGCAGTGTATCCCAGCCTTGTGGCGGAACTATTTTAAAATCTGTGACTCCTGCATTTGTTAAGCTTGGTTGATAGTCTGCCGATGTTCTTTGTAGTCTTGCAGCGAAACCAACATTTGCCGGGGTTCCATCGCTATTTAGTGCATCTGCTGCATAAGAATTATGTACATCTACTGCATATCTCATACGAAGATTTTTACCAGATTCGATTAATTCTGGAGTAATCATATAAGTTCCTGGATCACTTTGTTGCGGCCCTCGAAGAACATTATTATATTCTAATTTTTGATAACTTAGAGCCATTGTAAACCACTGTGTTACAAAATCTGGCGTATATCTTGCGCTGAATACATCTAATTCATTTTCTGGCAATTCAACATCAATTTCGCCAATATCAGTTTGCCTTGAGATAATAGTTGGTGGAAATTTAAAATATTTAAACTGTGTGTCGACCGCTCTATTAACAGAACGATTTGTATACAGTCTATCATTAGCTTCAACAATTACCGTTTCATTGTATTGTGCAGCTTCTTCATCAGTAACTTCTTGTACAGTACCATTAATAATTAAATTGCCTGCTGCATCTCTTTTATTCACAAATAGTAAGTTAGATGCATAGTCTAATCCTTTTTGATCATAAATGATTTGCTCTTGTCTGCTAGCTAGTTGAAAGGATTGTTCGTATGAGGTAGACTGTAATATTTCAGCTCTAGTTTGCTCACGCATTTCTAGAACTGCATCGTCACTAACAAATGCAGAAGCTTCTGATAAAACAGAATCACTCAACGTTAATTGTTGTGGCTGACTATACGATATTTGTTGTTTTGCCATTATCTAACTACTTTAAAATAATATTCATTATCAATATACTGTTCTGTGAAACCATCAACAATTTTTAATGCTATGCGATAATAACGCTCTGGCATCAACCCATTCATATCTAAATAAATGAAGTTGCTGACATCATCACAACTCACTTTAGTATAAATATCGTCAAATGGAATTATTGTTTCATCTGTAGCAGCATCGACAACTGAATAATATGTAGTCTCTGGCAAGCGCTTAACTGTCTGTAATGGAAATAAATTTGTAGCTGATTTTTGTGGATATTTATCACGTCCATAAAAGCGTATACGAGCTATTTCCGTGTCTTTATACGATTTATTAATTTTTGGGTAAATGATATTCGATTCTAAATCAAGTGCGTCTAACGTGCTAGAATACGCTGACTGATCCCAATACATAGTTAGCTTCGGAACATATATAGTATGAGTTTCTCTACTAAAGAATCTTACATACCCAGTAGTGTCACCAGACGCTTCATCGGCATCAGAAAATTTAAGCAAGAATCCATTATTTGAAATTATTGTTCCTGCACTACCGCTAATCCATAATTTAACTGCATCTGTTACATCCATGTTAATATCAGTAGGACGATAACTAAATGACTCTTGTTCTTCTAAGCCCGGCTGCGTATAAAAACTTTGATCGTATTGCGTTAAATCATATGATCCAGATCCACTTTGATATATCCAGCTACCACCTTGGCTTCCGGTAATTTTTAAAGATGGCGTAACATCACCTGATGTAGTCCATGATGAACCTGAAGCAGGATATTGCCACGATACGCCATCGGTAATGGAAGGTGATGAATTTTCAAAACCAACGCCATTCACCCAGGAATCATATGCAATTTTTGCTTCAACTGTATATTCTGAAGAAAGTGTTTTTGCATGAGAAGTATATAGTTGTAAAACAAACTTACATGCATCTAAAGTTGTAGAATATTTTGTTAATGTCGATTGAATTTCAGACATATCAAACTTAAGAAGAGACCTACTTCGTACATAAGCATCTCCAGAAGTATTAATGCGTTTGCCTACTTCAAGAATTTCATCGATACCAGTATTAAGTGTCGGCACCGATTCATATAATGTAGCATCTTTTTCTGCGTAAAATATTCTGAACATGAGTTATCCTTACTAGTTTATTTATAATAAATATTCCTTAGTAAGATACTATTCGTCCTTTGATGTCTTGGTTTGGAAATTTAACTTCAAAAATTGAAGGATCTAATGATGGATATACAACGCCATTCTTTTCTGCCGTATTTAAATCGTATATATTTCCAGAATAATTTTGGGTTGTGTCATATAAATTAGTAAACTGTACATCTAACACTGACTGAACACCATCAACGTTGCCCAATGCATTCAATATTTCAGATTTAATTATTGGTTGATTGATCTGCCATCTTGAAATTTCAAAATAACGCTTTAGACGATCAACACAACGAAGTAGAACATCATTACTATTATAATTTGCTCTAGCACTAATTTCAAAATTAATGCCAATATTGATAATGAATGCATTTTTTATGTTAACTGCATCTGTTAATATGCGATAATTTCCAAGATATGTTTTTAAATTTTCTTTTACAGCATCATTTAAATTAACTAACTTTTTAGTTGCATCATATCCTAATACATAAAGATTCATTGCCAATGGATTTGAAACTCGTCTTTCTTCTAAATCGTCTTGAGCGATTTGATCGTCGGGAACAATGTATGCTTTTGCAATGCTACCAAAACGAGCTGGCATAGAATATGCTCTAATAATATAATCTTCTCTTGTTACCAATCTGTTTTGTGTTGCAAAATTAGCTAGTGCATTATTTTTGATATCTTCAATGTTATCCGTCGACTTTGCTCCTCGTGCTGGCTCTGGGTTATTTGCTGCAATTGAACTTTTAACAAAATTCAATACACCACCTGATATGTCAGCATTTGGATCATCATCATAACTTACTGAAGAAATTGATGTTAATGTATTTGCTTCTACATTGTCAGCAAATCCGCCTCCTACTGTATATGTAACTGTAAGAGTTGTATTAGCAGGAGCTTGTCCATATGCTCGTGTATATAAAAAGTTTGATGGGTCTATATCAACATCAATACTTCGTCTAAAACCAGCTAAACCAGATCCTACATTGTCTGGGTTTGGAATAATTTCTTCATCATTATTATCAGAAACACCTGCACCAAATTGAAGCTCTGTTAAACGGTCTTGTCTAAGTCTAGTAACAAATCTTTTAGAAGATTTTCTCATCTTTAAAAGATATGGAGCACTCGCTCTATATACATTTAAGTCTGGATCATTTTCTGCTAAATTTGGAACTTCTTCAAAAACAGTATCTTGAGCTAAATAAGGAACTTGGTACCAATTATCTCCATCTGATTCTTCTACCGAAACTATGTCAATAACGTTAGTGTCCGGCAATACAACTTTATCATATGCAACAGGTGCATTAAATGTAAAGGTCGACGTTCTTACTGTTCCAGATACAGCACGTACCGTTTTCTTAGCTAAATAATATGTTGGTGCATTAGTAGCATCATTAGTTTCATATATTGTAATTTCAGTTGGGTCAAATGATGAAGAAAAGCCAAAATCAATTGAGTCTAATGTTCTGAAAGTAGCATCACCTGATGCTTGTTTTATTTGCATCCCAGTACGTATCGATAATGCATATCTAAAATCTGGGGCAACTGCATCTCCAGAACCCGAAGCCGGAAGTAGTTGAAATACATCGATATTAGTATATCCTGGCGTTGAAGCTTTTACATTATATCCTAATGATCTAGCAATATCAAATACATTACCTTCTTCTTGTGCATGTTGTAAAAATGACTCTTTTAGATTAGTATCAGTATAATATGATAAAACATCACCAACATATGATGCTAATTCTAAAAACAACATTCCAGGCGACGATTCGTTAAAATCTCGATAGGTATCTGGAAAATATTGTTTGGTAAAATCAATTAGATTTTTTCTGAATTGACCAAAATCTTTTCCTAAATATGTTACGTCTTTTTTAATTTCAGTTGCCATTTTATCCCTCTGCTACTTCGAAGTCGCCATTTTCATTTGCAAAAACAGCAATAGTTAATTCAGAACCTGTAGGTTTTACTAGAAACGATACTGTTACATTAACCTGATGTACTAATGTTGCATTGCCTTGGCCAGTCGTAACATCGATATTGGTAATTTGTATGTATGGTAACCAAAATGAAACTGCTTCTTTAATAGTATCTTGTATTGCTTGAACTAATTGATCTGTATTTGGTTCAAATATTAAGTTTAGCAAACTAGATCCAAAAGTTGGTAAATTGTATCGTTCGCCTTTACGTGTTAGCAATAAATTCTTTAGATTAGAAACTGCTTGATCATCTGTAGTAAATGATTGAGTGAATAGTTTGTCTTTAGCAAATTGCGTCTTAATTGCAATTGGCGAATCATCTCTACGAAACGACTCTCTAGACTCTATTCTAAACCCCATTTACTTATCCTTTACCTTTTTTCTTATCCATTGCTTTCATTAATGCTGAATAATCACGTGTCATTGCTTTTGCTACAACTGGATCTACTTGTAAAGATTTGCCAGTTTCTGGATCAGCCATTACAGAAGGGGTTTCGATACCCATCATTTGTGCACGCATTTTTTCATGTACTGCACCAAAGCCTTGTGCGTCGGCTGACGTCATTGTAATGTTTTCATTTAATGGCTGATTCATCATCGCACCATATGGCGATTGTTCTCGCAACGAATCTGTTTCGTTAAGAATGTCTGAAAATTTATTTTTTTTAAATTCAATTTTCTTTTTCTTTGATTTTGTAATTTGTGGCGTTTGCGTTGCTGTTTCTGTAATCGACATTTCGTTGATTGTTGATTGTAACCCTTCTTGCAAGATTTCAGAAAGTTCTTCTTTAATAACAGAACGAACTTCTTCTCTTACCACTTTTTTTAAAACTTTAACTAATGTTTTTGAATCCATAGTTTCTTCTTTTTTAATAAATATTTACACTGTAATTTTATTCAAAATTTATTCCATCTGCCCATTCTGTTCTTGTAGGCTTCGGGCCATATATCAATTTATTTTGTAAATCAATATAATAATCGCCAGGCTTTCCTAGATCTGAACCCGGCGCTCCATTGTCAGAATATACTTTACTTGGAGCTTCTTCTAATGATTGCAATAAATCTTGCTGCTGCTTAAGTAACCCATCAAGTTGATTAAGACCATCAATACCTAAATCTCCAATACCATCGCCATCAACATCAATTTCACCTAGTGCATTTAAATTCAAATTGTCAATGTTAAATTCTATTCCATTTTCATCACATACAGTTGCTAAACGTTGTGCTACATCTAACAGTGTTGGTCCTAATCCTAATATTGCATTTTCAATTAGTGTTGGAATATTTCGAAATTGTTGTACTGCAATTAATGCATTTGCAATAGTCATGTTTTGTACAATTACCAATTCTGCAGCGATAACAGCTGGGGCAGTTGCTGGGTTAAGAAGTTGCGCAGCTTTTACTGCCTGGGCAACACCGATCACGGTTTGTATCGTGTTAGTAATACGCTGTATTGTAGGTATTAAATCACGAATTCTATTGATTAAATCATTCAAATTATTAAATGCTTCGATAGCTGCTTGAACTCTCGGATCATCACAATCAACCTGATCAGGCAATGAAGAACGTTCAATAGCATCGATTGCTTGTTCTTGTAGATTGTTAATTTGATTGCTTATTAATTCCATGATTGCAGTTACTGCCTGTGCTGGAACTGCTGGTATTTTATCTAATGGAGGACTTACTGGCATAACTTATTCCTTGTCTATTTTAAATTTAGTACTTTTCATTGAATTTAATAATCCTTCTGCTGTAGCTAGAGCGCCTTCGCCTGGTACTGGTGTTGAATATGCACCGGCCGGGCCAATGACGCCTGCTCTAATTGCAGAAATTATTGCTTTCAATACTTGTTCTAATACATCACCTTTTACTAATGGCGAAGTGGCTCCTTCACTACCCAATAGTATTTCATCGGCATTCATTGATATTCTTTTAGATGCATCTAATACAATTGTTCCAGTTTTAGCTTGTAATACTACTTTATCAGCTGAGCCAATGAGTTGTGAACCACTGAACCCATTCGAGCGTGTTAATTCTTTAGAAAGTTGTATTGTTTTTATTTCTTGATTAGGCGATGTTAAATATATTGAAGAATAATCATCATTAACATTTTCTAATGTAAATTTTTTAGGTGTACCTGGTTTTCTGTTTGATAAAATTATGATAGGGCTTCCTGCAGGCCCGCTAAGCGCAGAAGATTGAGCCTGACTGTATTTACCCGTGCCAGTATGAGTACTTCCAAATCGAATAGAATTTCCAAAACGTCCTTCTATTAATAGATCACCTTCGAATGGTTGTAAGAATGGAATATCACTTCTTTCTTGAAAGGTATCACCTAACGCCGTTTGCTGTGAAGTGTTGGCGTCTTGAGTAGACTTCGGAACAGAAGAATCAATATCTGTTTTTTGTTGTTGTACTTTCTTTGTTGTTCCTGGTAAAGAATTATGATGAATTGACGATTGTAAAGGTAATGTATTTAAATAATACCATCTTGTTCGTACTTTATTATCATTTGATTCAGCATTTAAACTTCTATAAATAAAAACGTGTTCTCCAACTAATGGTATTTGTTTAATATTAATATTTGCAGGACTACAATAAATGTTCTGTGAATTGTAATCATTATATGGTTTTACTAATATTGAATACAGATTGTTAGAATTGTTGTCTTGATATGTTTCTTCATATACTTCAACAACCTCCCCTATGAAAAATTCAATTTTAGTCTTTGTCATGATTCTGACTCACCTTCTCTTTAACTTCAGCAATTTTTTGTTTAAGAACACGATCTTCATTTTCAAGACGTTCTACTTCTTCCGTTAATTCATTTTCAAATGTTTCATTTGCTACCGCAAGAAGTTGTTTTTTCTCGTCTTCTGAAAGCAATGAACCTTCTCCAGTAATAGTTTGTTTTGTAGAAATAAACCGTTGAACTATTGCAGTTAATTTAACAAGATGATCATCATTTTTAACTGCAATATCTAAATATTCTTTGATTAATGGAACTACAATTGTAGCGTCAGATGTAGTTTTAATTAGTGGTTGTAACTGAGATATAAGTTGATTGATCTGGCGATCTTTTTTCTTACTATTATGATATACGTCAGACATCAGGTCAGAAAATGATACCCCTTTAAATAATTCTTCCGTATTTTCCATGAAACCGTCCTTTAAAATAAATATTAGAACGGCAGAATCATGAAATCATTAGTTTCATATTCTTTGAATTTGTCTTGATATATTTGTTTTAAGACTTTTACAACTCTAGTAATGTTGTTAGTTTCTAAACCAGTTCGTTCTCTTATAAAGATATAAAGAGCCTTTTTATTGAATTGCTCAATATTTTCTCGATTTTCAAATAAGTGTAATACAGAGTCAGCAACATGGATATCAGCTGAATTTGAAAATATGTGATTTAGATTATCGTAACAATAATCTACATATGCATTCATGAAATACTCAATCGTTTCAGACATTTCATCGTTATGCATTTCTATCAACACGTTGCGTTCTTCATCAATATTGAGTGGTTCTAGATTACTTTTAAGTTTTGCATAACCTTTTTGATTCTCAGCAATTAAATAGTTGAATGCAGTTCTTGTATAATATGAATATGCTTTCCCAGCATTTGGATTAAACTTACTTAGACGTTCTGTAAGATATGTTACTAGATCTGTCTGAAGGTCTTGAAATGATGAATCAATATAATCCGGCTTCATCTTGTTGATTAAATTTTCTGCCATTTTCATTAGTGCAGGAAATAAAAATCTTCTATATATGCGTTCACGAAGCACAGGCTCTGGTTCAGAAAGATTATATGCAGTGACTGCAAGTTCTGTTATCTGCGTCCAATATCTATTACTCTTCTTCTTTTTGCGGCCCATTTGCTTCCTCATATAAATCGTCTATAACTTGTTTTAATAAAGCAAATGTTGTTCCGGCTTCGTCGTCTGATTCAAATGCTCCTTTAGAATCTATGCGTTGCATTTCGTCATATGATTTTTGCACTCTATCTAACAACATTGCGTATGTAAATTCTAATTGTTCTAAATATTCTCTGTCGTCAGCAACTACTCCTGCTAGGATGTAAGCACGATACCCAAAATATCCAGCAGCAAAGCCAAATATTGTCATTATAATTGAAAATACAATTGTCATATTATTCTCCAAATGAACTAAAGATATCAGCAATACCCTTTCCTGACTCAGGATTATTTTCAGCTAAATTCTTTACAGCTGTTGTTTTAGTTGCTTTAGCTTTTGGGGCTGACACTTTAGGTGTTTCGTTTTGTGAATTTCTCCATGTTTCATATTCAATTTGAGCTGCCATATGATCTGCATGATGAAGAATTAACGGTAAATTTGTTTTTAATTTTGCTTTAGCTGTCCTTGCAACGAAGTATGGTTTGTTGCCATCATCATACATACCATCGTGAATTTTGATAGCTTGGTATTCATTCCAAGACATATCAACACCATATTGATGAAGCAAAAATATTGATAAATCAGGTACCATCGTGAAAGGAATATTTTCGTTATGCTTATACATCCTTCCCATATTCTTCCGATGCCAATCAGATGTTTCAACTTGGTATACTTCATTACCTTCGCCTGGAAATCCTGCTTTGCCTAAATCATGATGCATTGCTGCAAACATCAATTCTTCGAAAGTATAACCAGACATATCAGCACCCGCGCCTTTCCACATATTATATTGTAACTCTGCACAACGCATTACATTTAAAACGTGTGCAACATAGCCTCCGGCAAATGCATTATGATAATGAGCAACTGATGATGCTGGCATCATAGCCATTCTATTTTCATACTCGTCATACATTTTGTTGAGCGAGTCTTTTCGTGTAGGAAATAGTTCATTTACTCTAGAACGATATGTTTCCCAATTTTGCTTGATTGTCTCTGCGGATAGATTCATTCGTAACTGTTTTTATTTATAATATAATGAAAAAAAGTTATCTAACAAAGATAACACTTCTTTCTTTTTCACCCATTTCTGAAATTTCTTGTAAAGAATATCCTTCAGTATATAATTGTGTACACTCCCAGCACATTACTGATTTTGCTGAAGAATCAACACGTTCTACTTTGTTTGAACATAATTTACATTTCATGGTAACATAACCATCTGATCGTAACTTCTTTTTTGCCATAACTTATGATATAATTTTAGGTCTATTTGTTTTTTTCTTTTCTTGATATAATTCTTCCCGTTCAGCTTGTTTTTGGAGCCATTCAATATCGTCGACTTCAAATTCTTCTGCTGCTAACGTGTCATCCAAACCATCATTCGTGATTGTTTTTACATCTTGTTCGGTTATATCTGTTTTTTTATTTGCAATTTGTGCCGCAATTAGTAAGGTTACTGCTAACGGATCAAACACAAAAATAAAAATAAGAATGAACCAATTCACAACCTGATTCATTGGTTGATTAGTTAATTCAGCTACATATCGCAACGGGCCTAATTCTGCAGCAACATCATTATTTGATTCTATATCTAATACTTGCAAATCCAAACTAGTAATTGAATCAGTTAATGATTCTATTTTTAAATTTACTGTATTTCTTTGTTGTTTAGAATCATCAAGTTGTCTTTCTAAAACTTTACGAGTAGAGGACGATGTTGTTGTTATAATTTCACCAGTTTCTTTATCACGATATTGAATTACATTGTTAGATAAACCTTTAGATAATTCTGATATTGATTCGCTCAATTGTTTCTTTTCTGCAGAATATTCATCTAGTTGCGTTTGAAATCTTTCACGCTTCAACTCAATTACATCTACTTGTTTGTCTAATACTGTAAGCTGATCTGCTGTTGTTTGATACGCTGATACTAAGAATCCATATATACCTATAGATGTAATAAACATCAACACAAATACTGCAGTAACAAGATAGGTCTTTAATAAAAGTCCTATGCGTTTCCAATATCGATGAAGATATGATGCAGTAATAAGTTTAGATACTTCTAAAGTACCAGCCATTATGACAACAGCTAATGCCTGAGCTGAAAATAATTTGCTTAATCCGAATACACTGTAATAGGCAGCACTGCCGGCTAATGCAAATGCTGAAGCGTATACAATGTATGGAAAAACATTTTTCACTATTCTCTATCTAAATAATACTTTGCTGATTCTAATTTTCTATAAGCAGCAGTTAAATTTGTTAGTATTGCATTTTTGTCTGCATGACCTGCTGCAATAGATTTTCCTGCACTTTTAATAATCTCCATTGCATCTACCATGTCATCAGAAATTTTTGCTTTAAAACGATAATTTGCCATAACTTTCCTTTTGTATAAATATTAATCTTGTAAAATCTGTGGTGTTTCGTACAACCCAATTTGCAACAATGACTGTTCTTTTGCTTTAGCTTCAACCTCGATGTCTAAATCATCAACATCATAAGTATTAGGTAATTCTAAGATATAATCACTATGTGCCTGTTCTTTGATCTTGCTGAATTCTTTGTATAACTTTTCAAATGTCGGCCATTCTTCTAATTTGTCAAATGGAATATCGTGTTGTTCACAAATCAATTCTAACTTCTTTTGGTATTCTTTGCGACGAGATTCAGAATAATGGGTACATTGGGTAACGCCATGCACCTCATATGTTTCTCGAGCCATATAGAAAGCTTCTTCTTCAGACAAATCACCGGTATTGAATTTGTGATGCCAATAATCAAAAGTAACCGGAGTGCCTGTCTGCTTATGTACCATTTCATAAAGATCTCGTACAGAATACATTGAAGCCTTGTCATCATTCTCTACAACTAAGCGAGCTTTAAGGCGATCTGACAAGCGATCAAAATTACGAAGCCATCTGGCAATCGTATTAGGCTTATCGCCATAAGTAGCACCTATATGAATATTGATAAGGTTATCAGGAGTAGCATCATCATAACCTAACAAATCAAACATCTCTGAATGTCGTTCGAGACTAACAATTGTATTGTCTACTACAACCGGATCTGGAGAACCCAAGATGTTGAACGGACCCGGATGTGTAGTGAGTCGATGACCATGTTCACGAGCATAATCGCCCGCTTCACGAAGTATGTCTGCAATAAGATCAATTTCAGGTAAATCTTCTAGTTTGTAATGATTCCAACGAGGAAATATCTCAGAGCCAATTCGAAACAATCGAATGCCTCTCTCTTCATTCCACTGAAGTATAGGAAGCAAATCCATTGCATTTTCTAAAGATATATCAGAAGCAAGTTGCAAGCCACCTTCTTCAAATTTTCGCTGAATCATCGTACGACCCGTACGAATCTTTTGCTTGCCCAACTCCATGTTGATGCAACAATACCCATATCTAACCATAATGTTTCTTTTATATAATATAAGAACATGTTTTCAATAAACCAAATATTTATAATTATGATTACAGGGCGTATATGATAAAACTAAAATCATTATTACAAGAACAAACAAGGTTGTTTAAACGAGGAATGCGAGACCCGCGGGTTGGAACTAAAACCGGCCCCATTGCAAAAATACAACAAAAATTAATTGATGCTGGGATAATGAATCCAATACCGGATACAAGTTATGGTATCTATGGTCCTAAAACAGCAGCTGCTGTGAAGAAATTTCAAGAAAAACAATTTCCTAACAACCCAAAAGAATGGGATGGTGTAGTCGGCCCTAAAACAACTGCAGAATTAGATAAACTTGTTACGGTTGATGATTTTGATTTCAAAGTTGATCATGGTAGTAATATGCCTGGAATGTCTACATATGTTGCTGGAGCTGATCGAGAAGATATTGAGCAAAGATTAAATTATATGATGCTTCAAACACCGCAAAAGCAAGATCAAAAAACAATGAACAAAATTACTAGTAAAGAACCTGAGTCTGATGAAGGTTGGTTTCAATACATTAGAAAAGGGTTTCCAAACGTTGTTCAATTACTTAAAGGTAAATCTTTAACAACTGCAGATTTTACTGATGAACAACAAAAAATACTATTAAATGTAATACAACAATCTGCTAAAAGACTCAATCGTACAAATAGTGGTAGTACGAAATATATTGATTATGGTCAAGAGGTTGCATCAAAATTTCAAAATGAAAAAGGAAGTCCTAGCACATGGGAGGCTGCATGGGGTGCGATAACATTTGATATGAAATTTGCTATGGCAACATTATTAGGACGTTTTAATTGGAATAAAAATAGTGATGGTACATATACTATAACAGATAAATATGATTTTAAAGATCCAAGATATGCAGCAATATCAGGTATCAATCGAGAATCGCTTGAAGGAAAATCTATATCTGAGTTACAAGACGAATATGATTTAAGTTACTACGAAGCTGCTCGTGTAAAGGGATGGGTTGATTATCCAGACAATATACCTGAAAAGGCCTTATCAGTAAATTTAACTATCGATCCTAATACGTTAACTTAATCTTTTTATTTTTCGGCGCTGCTTTAATACAACTAGTGCTAATATCATGGTAATTATTGGGTGTATAATTACAAAAATAAGAATATTAGCCTCTTCATATGAAATATTAAGAGTATTTGATATAAAAATTAATACATCTACACACCAATTAAAAAATGTATCTGAATTCTTAAATGTATTTATGTCTAATAGATTATCAATTAAATCTATTACATTATCATAATCGTTTTGAAGTCTATATTTCATCTCTTTTAATTTATATTATAATATAAGAAAAAAAGAGACACGATCCAACCATTATGTAAACTTTCTTAAAAAATCTTTTTGTTTTTGTACTGCCTCGTCTAGTTTGGAATAGCTTTTTCTTCTTCTAGTTGTAGTTCCCTTACTGTTTGCTGTATTGCTAGACTTATCATCATTTTCTGTGCGGTGCTTGGTGGCTCTTTTAGGCTGTGATACCTCATTGTTAGTTGCTTTAGAATTTCCTCCCCGAACTTTATCTTTGCTTGACTGAGTTCTTTTTGTCCTTGTGCTGTCTTGAGATACTGTTCTAGACTCAAATCTTCTTCGAATTTCATCTTGTCCGAATTCTTGTGTCTGTTCATAGAAGATATGTCCAGCGGTACCAGATCGACATGTTTTGATTTGAACGCCGCACGGATAGCGATACTTTTTTCCTTGAACCATGTACATAGTCGTTCCACTGCTCTGATAAATTCGTATAACATGCCCATATTCTTTTTGTCCTAACCAATCAAAATAAACATAATCGCCGACTTTGTAAAGTTCTCGGGTAAATTTATTTTGAATTGAAGTTGGTATCTTTTGTTTCGCCATCCCATTGAATTTTATAAATACGTTCAATTAACTCAACCAACGGACTATCAGAGTAAATCGTACCATTAATTGTTTCTATACACGTACTACTGCCATTTGCAGTATCATGTAGATCTATAATATGAGCAATATTCACATAATGCGTTATGCCAGCTTTTGTAGATACACGTAAAAAATTATTCTGCATCATGTTGTGGTATTTCTTGCTCGCCCATTTTCTTCATGAAGTCCATGAATTGGATGAAACGTTCTCTACCAAAGCGTTTGTACATCTTTAAAAATTGATTGTTAGCTTTTTGTCGTTTTTTATAATCTTCACGACTTTCATCCTCATAACGTGCTGCATGAAAAAATGAATCATCAAATACACTTTTAACTTCGGTTTTGTTTTCTGTGTTTGCCATAACTATAACTTTTATATAATATAAGATAAAAAATGGGAAGATCCAATCAAGAATCTTCCCATGGTGTGAATTCTATAATTTCTGCTTCTTCTATTTCTGATACAAACCAAAAGTAACCATCTTTTCTAAGTACTGTATCAGACCCCGTAACTTCTTTCCACGCTTCTAAAATAGGACTATGAGGCTCGCGGATTTTTCTTTTTACTTGATATAACTTGTTTTGAAACTCAACTATAGGATAACAGAGCATAGGAAGGTCTTTTACTGCGTTTACTTAATTTTTAATTGTTTTGGTGCTCTAGACTCAGCAAACGGAACTTCCACTGTAAGAAGCCCTTTATCCATAGTAGCCGAAGCCTTATGTAAGTCTAAGTCAGAAGAAATTTTCCAAGCCAAGTCAAAAGACCTACGTGCTATGCCTCGATGAATATAAATTTCATCATCCTGTTTAGCATCAGGCTTGTATGCTACTCGAAGTGTTTCTCCTTCTGTAGTAATAGTAACATCCGTTTTCTCTAAGCCTACTGCGGCTATTTCAAAACGAACGCCTTCTGTTGTTCTAATAATGTCTACTGGATAACCTATTTTACTTTCACGAACTGAAGTATAAGGTCGTTGATCAAAGAAATTTTTGAATACTAAATCTAAATCATTTAGCATTCGCTCATTAATTAGTGTCATAATTAAACCTCCTGTGTTTATGCGGTTGCATTAGCTAACCGTTGTTGTTAATAAAAAAGACCTTCCGTGTCTCTTATATAAATATGTTAATTCCAACAAAGTGGATCTACTTGACTCACAATACGAAATACTCTAAGATATTTTGTAATTTTATCCTGCTTAAACATTTTTTCTGTATCTTCATCTCTTAACAGAATAAACCCATTTTCTATGAAACGATTTCTGATAATACGTAATGCTTTTAGACTATTAGACTCAATCAAAATATTTTGATCGTCTATCATCACATCAACTTGGTGATTGTCTCCTACTTCAAACTCTTCAATATTGGGAGAATCTTCGGGAATAAATTCAGCATCTTCTAACTCACTGAAAAAATCTCTTAAATTTAAATTAGGATTTTGCTTTTTTGCTCGTTCTAAATCATACAACTCAAACAAATAATGAACTCGTTCACTCGGCGGTAACCCGATGACATATTCGATCTCAGCATTCGGCACATGTATATTTTCAAAAAGATTCATACAATACGTTTGTTTTGAATTATATTTTGATATACCGTCCAAGCAACATACAATGGATCATCTTTTAATTTAGACGTCTTAGTTTTAGTTTGTATAAAATATGATTTTAAACTTGCAAATAATTCTTCATTTGAATTACTTTTGTTTATCATGTTTTGTATTTCTAATATGTCGTCGTCTGTCAGCATATCACTTTATTATAAATATAATCCTAACTGATATCCTTTCGGAATAATTTCAGCTGCTGTTTCTAATGTTTCAGCAACTTTTCGTATTTCTAACTGTGATAACACAAAGTCTTTGTTCATGATCGAAACTTCAAATTTTCGACTTTTATCTTTTCTGTATGGATACAAAGCATCTAAAGTATTGAATAACTTGGTAGCTTCAGATATTACATTTTTAAACTTCATTGGAATTTTTGCATTTCCAACATACAATGTTCCAACTTTTGTATTCATTGGATCATTTTTAAATTGAGATTCGTAAATGTTTTGTATTACGAAATCTGTATTTGCCCATGTTTTGCCGTATCTCTGTATTGCTTTTTCTGGGATACCCCATGGGTGATTAACACTTCCTGCCATTTTTTTAGTATTTATAAATTGTTACTGTATAGATTGAATTTGAATAATTGTGTTTTATGGTTACTAATTGATATTTTTCAATCAGCATATCCAATATAAGACCAGGATGCACATAAAAATGTCCATCATGTATTTCGTTGTTGATAGGAGATAATAAGTTGAAAGATACTGCAGTAGACGCAGAGTTATACATCTTATCAACTGCATCTAACAAATAATTAAGATCTTCATCTTCTCGTTCGTGTCGTCTTTGAAAGAAAAATGCATTTGCAACTACCCAACTTTTTCGAGGTAGTTCATTCATATCATCAAAATTGCGATTATCTAAACTAACGCCCCATTTTTCTGCTGCTGCGTCTACCAGCAACGGACTTTGTTCAAACCCATAATAACTAGGTTCTACGCCATAAAAGTCTTTGATAAATCCATAAAGATCAGCACGGCCCGCGCCTACATCTGTAATAGTATCTGATGTGGGGCTATATCCGAACAATAAATTTAAAAATAAATTCATTTGTTCTGAAGTAGATTCAAATCCAACCGCTTTAGGTGAATTTTTCATGAAATCTGGATCTGCAGGCGGCAATGAGTCCGCTTTAATTGTCTCTTCATCTAATTGCCCAGACAATATAGATAATATTTTTTCTCGTAATTTATCTAGCATAATGTATACGGTTTGCTATTCGTTCTTTATTTTGATTCTTAGCTGTTTGGCTCCACATCTTCTTTAATGGATGTGTACGATTAATATGCTGCTCATGTTTAGCAACAGTAACAGCCTGTTCCCACGCAGCTTCCTCTGTATCTGAATTATCCAATAAAAATATGTCATTGAGATTAATACCATTCCACACAATGTGCCAACCCACATCATTAACTGCATAAGCGCCAGGATACCTTTTTCGTACCCTGCGCTGCAGTTTTTCAATATTTGATAATTTCAACTTTGCCATGTTAGAAGCTTCTTGGGCCAGATGATGTTTCATTGTATGCTGGAATCAACCATTGCTCTACCATATGAGTATATTCTGGTAGCGTTGATTCAATTTCTCCTGTTGAAACCAATCGCTTAGTTAGATTATCATCTATATAAGCCTGTTTAGATACTGCACCTCGTGGAACTGCTGCAATAATCGATCTTGTTTCAAGCAAAACATCATAAAGTGTCTTTTTATTGACATTGGACTTGCCAACAATCATTGCAACCTGATAACGGTCTTTATTGAATACAATTACTGTATCTCCTTCTGTATATCCGGTCATTAGTCAATAATTTTTACGATCTTACTCTGATTAACTCCTTTTACTTCAAAATCGAAGCTGTAACCTTCGAAGTCTTTTACTACCTTTGCTTCTGCTTCTGTCACTGACATTGCATCAATCAGATAGGTTTCGGTTACTTTCTTTTCTTTTTGTCCTTTTGGGGTGTCAACGACATCAACCCATTGTACTCGTGCTGTGTAATACGCCATAATTTATATTTGATTTTAATTAATTATAATGAATATTTATTTATAATCCAAATACTGTTGTAGCATATCCATCATACACCGCAACACCAACAAATTTGTAATCGCTTAACATATTCTGTCTATGTCCTGGTGACAATTTCCAAAGTGTAAATGCAAACGACGCAGATGCATCCGGGTCATGGCCTCCAATGCCATACATAACATTTTCACCATTACCATTTCGCCAAGATACTTGTTCCCCAACATAATATGGATTATTTTTATTGGTTTCAATATGAGTCATTTCTCCCTCATACGCTTGATATTTAGAATGTTGAAGTGCACTAGCTTCTAACACAGAATCTGGTTGAAGAGGTTTCTTACCATTTGCTTTTCGATATGTATTTATTTGTTTGTAAAACTCTGTTTGAAATCGAATGTTGTATTCAATTGTCTGGCTTACGTGTATTTTAGTAGTTGTATCTTTAGGTAAATAATCAGCCAAATTTGGTGATGGTGTATTCTGACCAAAACAAATTTGCGATACACTTACGAATACAATAATCAATAACTTTTTCATCCCTTTTAAATTATACTATAATATAAGAAAAAAAGAAATAGAATCCAAAATTATTCACTGAAAAGTTTAATTACATTATCAATACCAATCGCAGCTTTATCTTGTCTCCATGGCTCTAAAAAAGATTTTTCAGATAACTCAGCTGCATTAGTTCGTAAATAATCCATGATATCAATTTTTGATATTAGACTATTTAGTGTTTGAAACTTCGCAAACGTTGTTGGGTCAATGGTTGCAAACCGTTTATCATCCAACTCGGAACCAGACCAATTTTTACCAGAAGCTGCCTTTGATACAAATGATTCAAAGTTAGCTTGAGAACCAATATTCGTCCATGTTCCAGGCATTTTAACGTTATATCCCCTTTTTACATAAAACGGAATAGTATATGCTCTACCGCTACGTAATTCCGTTTGATTTGGTACTCTAACTGCGACGTCAAATGCAAATTCTACTTTTGCTTCAAGCTTAAAAACCCCAGTAACGCTTAGTGTTGCAAATCTGGTTTGTTGTCTTGTAGCAGTGCCATCAGTTGGTATTGTTGTAGTAACATTTTGAATACCGGCATTGATTGCAGCTTGATATATAGCACCAGCTCTATTTAATAATAAAAAGTTATTACTAGTTTCATTATTAGTAACTGGGTATGCTTGCGCAATATTAGGAAATGCCCTCGCAAAAGCTGCTCCACCTTGTGTAAATTGACTAACAGGAGCTCCAGTACCAGTAGCTCTAGTAGCTGTAGTGCCTGCATTAACAACTGCTGATACATTTTTTCCAATTGCACCTATTGCTGTTAGTGTAGTTTGTAACTGAGTTATTTGGTTAGAAGATGGAACACCATTATTTGGTAATTGTGAACTAAATGTTAAATTAATAGTTACCGGATTAGTTAAATCTAATTCAGAATCAATTAATTGTTGCTGTAATTGTTGCTGAGTATCACCTGGGGTTACATTTAAAACTTGTGTTTGATTAGCTTGTTCACCTAACAATCCAGCTTCACGCAATATACTTTTCAATTTAATCATGTTATTTTCCTACTATTCGTTGTAAACGATTCTGTGATTTATAATAAATATAGCTACGATATATCTGTGTAGGCGTTAAACCAAAATTATGTGCTAAATTGTCAAGTATGTCAGCAACAAGATGTTCTCTTTCTAAATTGTTATGCACCTTTTTAGACAGTATGCGAATAATTTGCTCTAGATACCGTAAATATCCTTTTGGAAGTCGTTGAAGTGTTCTTGCTGACTTCGCATATACCTTAGCTTCGTTCTTTTTTTTAGAAGTCATGACCTTTTTTGCTACATTAACTGTTTCTGTAAGAACGTCCCCATAATTAGCCACCCACTCAGTAGGTCCAGCTTCAGGAACTTCAGCGCCTACCTCTTCCGGTGCGCCTGCACCACCTTCTGCTCCAGCCGCGGCAGCATCATCGCCGTCCATACCTTTGAAAGGCATCACATCATCTAGCTTGATATTGAGCTTTATGGTGTAATCTTCATTGCGTCCGTATCCGCCATATGGTGTAACACTTACAATTTTATTTTTTATGAGGTTATCAAGCACTGGACGTGTTAAATTTAATGTCGACCCCGCTCGTGTAATGAACTCTTCGAAGCCAATATCAGTTTTTGAATAAAGAATGCCTAAGTATTGACTTCCTTTCTCTGCAAATTTGCCTAAGAATGCTTGTTCTTCTGCAGAAAATGGTGAAGTATCCACCTCTTCTGCCTGTTCAGCAACAATTCTTTGCAATTCTTCTTGAACTATTTTACGTACATCCATTTATTTGTCTCTTGTTTCGGATAAATTTGTATGTCTGTAATTACTTGCAAGTTTTTTAAGGTGTGTTGCTGCCTTTCTTGCTCTTGCACCTGCTGCTTTGATGTTTTTTTCGTAAAATCTTATGTGATCTTTCTCAAACGCATCCCAGGTTTGCTTCATTTCATCGTAAATTTCTTGCGATGTCATATAACATTATCCTTTTATTTAATAATAAATATCAGAAATGTTACTTTGCCATGTTTTTCAAAGTTTCTGCTTGAACAGCAGCCATACCCTTATGATCAGATGCCGTTAATTTGTCTTGCGGAACGTATTGATACCCAACTCCTACATGGTCAATTACTGTATTTTCATTGATTCCGTGCACTTTGAGATCGACCAATTTGTCAATATTGTCAGATGTCTTGCCTCTCAATATTTTTATGAGCTTCTTTTTGCTTCTCTGAGTGCGTCGATAAGTGATTACGAGCGGTAATCTTAGATATGATCCTTGTGTTGCCATAATGTAACTGTTTGCCCTGGTGTTATTCGATATTTAAAAACGGTATTGGCTGGTAATTCAACGACTGCATCTCCAAACCCAACATAAGACTCACCCGAATTCGGTACGCAGTTTGGATAAATCTTGATAATTTTGCCATTATTAACAAAAACGATATCCATTGGTACAATACAATTCTGCGTATGAAAAGAATGCATTCTTGGTGTCATTGCAAAATACATAGAATCACTACCATTCCATGTACGTCCTTGCATCCCTTGTGCATGTTGCCATTCAGTACGTTGAATTTCTGTGCTGAATTTGTTTGTTCCTATTATTACGTAGTTCATATATTATAAATACTGACAATTAAATTTACGAGTTTGTATCCTGCGAATGCTCCAAGTGCAGTTGGTACAGGAAATATAATAAACTTACCTAATGATGTAACGTATTTAGGTCTATTAACAACCTTACCTACAAAGAAGTAATAAGTCATATATGCAAGCAATACAGCAATATCAATTCTTAATGTAATAAACACTACAATGATTGACCCCAAGAACCCATACACGAAGTTCTCAATAGCAGCTTCGCGAATTTCTCGTTTAGGAGTTTCTCTATACTCCTTTCCAATTTTTTTTATACTCATACTAATCCCACCATTTTATCATCTGGATTGTCTAAGTTAAATTTTAAGATAGCTTCCATAATTCGTAATTACTATTTTGTGTTTTGAATTTAACGTAATCTTCTCGTTCTTCTACGATTTCGATAACATCAGTTGTTTGCCAAGTAAAGTAATCATTAAATGGGGACATAATCAATGAACGACCAATAGCAGGCTCTTGATAATCAGCTTTGTATCGACCTTCATTATCCCATTCTAACCATTTTATTTCTTTAGATTGTTTAGTTAAACCATCTCGTTCACGAACCAATTTCCAATTGAATTCTTTTTCTATCAAACCTAGCAATTCAGCTTGGGTTTCATCAAGTGTCATATTGCCTTCTTCATCGAAACCAACTATGAGTTTAGGTTGTACTCCGCCTATCATTTTATCTTAATTTGTTCTTTTACAATTCTTTTTACTATAAACTCTTTGATATCTGCATAAGCTTGTCGTTCACCATCCACAATAGGATGTTCCAAAGTTACTTCAAATCCTTCAACATCACCATACTCAGTTTCATATACATCAATGAAGTCTTTTAGTTTATCAAGTACTTCTTCGTTCATAACCATTTATCTTTTAAAACTTTATCCCAATAACAAATTGTTTCTTTTTTACCATCACCCTTACTTGAAGTCCAAACTTCAGGATTAATTTCTTTTGCTAATTTGATTCGTGCTTCTGTAGATAAATCTTTATCTGTATCATTTTCATAAGTTAACCAACAAGCCCAATAATGTTCTGGATGTGGAACTTTCAGCATTACAGCAATCTGCCATTTAAAGAACACAAATGAAATAAGTGGCCCCCACTCAAATCTGTAATCAGTATCACTCCATTTAGTTTTGTATCCCAATCCAACAAAATCAAATCCAATCTTTTTTGGAACTGCTTTTTGGTAACCTGGTTTATCAGGATTATCAACCCATCTTCCAACCCATCTTCTCGGAAAGAAGTAAGGAGTACCAATAGCAATCTTACCAAAATACCATTTTAGTTTTGGTCGTTTGAAAGGTGAATTAAATACTTTTATGTAATTAAAGTTTCTCATCTTTAAATTCTTTTAATAATTCATCTGCTTGTTCTTGAGTTAAAACACCACACACAACAAATGAATGTAAATCATCTTCTACGGATGGTGTCCATTTTACTTTTAACTTGCTCATATTTTATACAAACTCAATTTCTCTTGTTTCTAAATCCAAATCAATTGTCATTGGTTTATTTCTATACTCATATCTTTCATCTAAGATTGATGCATTAAAATAATGAGTATTACCATCAAACTTGTATCCAGCACTTCCATGAATATGTCCAAATGAATGAATCAATGGTTTTACTACATCAACTCTTTCTCTAAGTAATTCACAACCTACATTCTGATTACCATAACCTGATATATCTAAATGACCATATGCAGGTCCATGTGTTACTAAGATATCACAATCAGATGGAATCCAAAACCACTTCTCTCTTAAATCTTCACCATTTCTTTCTAAGTTAAATGCCCAATTGCAAAACTCAGGCTGCCAAGGAGAACCCCAAATCTTTAAACCAAATATTTCTGTTTGTTGGTCTAATAGATATTTGATGTTAGGATACATTTCCATTAACTTAGGTATCTCCTTCATATTATCTTCGAACCATCTATCGTGGTTTCCTGCAATCAAAATCTTATTATCATATTGCCATAATCCATCATACCATTCTAAAAATGAAGATGCTTCATTCAAATAATAACCTGTACTCATAAAATCACCAGAATGGATTAAGATATCACCGCCTGGTAAATCCATTTCACATTGTTTGTGTTTAGTATGGGTATCTGATATGAATGTAATTCTAATTTTCATAACCTATTATAGTAAAAAAGGAGCAAGAATCCAATCTCACTCCTAATCTTTTTTTTATTTTATTTTAGAATACTATTCGAGGATAATAATCGCGCTCGCCTGGCTCAAAATCATACATTCTGTCACTCTGTCCTAAATCAACATTGTATCCTATTCGTTCTAAAAACTGAATCATTCGTTCAAATGTCTTTTCATCAACATCTTCACGTTGGTTAAAAGTTAATTTGTTATAACCAGCACCTAAGTGTATGCTTACTTTAACGTCTAATGCGTCAGCCATTTTCTCAATAGCTTGGGGATGAACAATCGGATCTGTATCCATTGAATCAAATGCTTTTGAATATGCATCATCATTTGATGTTGTATTTTCTAAGTCATCTGACATTTGCTCTCGTACATTCTTTATCTCTTCTCGGATAAGTTGTTTTAATAACGTCTTGTTCATCATGCTCCTTTAAGACTTTGAATCACAACATCTAAGTCTACTTCGAATATATGACCTGCTCCCGGATTAGCTTCATCCCATTGCCACGTAATGCCAGTTACTGTTTCTAGAAATGGAAATGTTTCATTTTGAATAAAAGCTTCTTTGCCACCGCGGTCATCAATAAGATCTAAATCTTTTGTAGTCTCCGGTAAAAGATACAAACGATTTTCATGGCCAAATACCCTAAATGAAACGCCTGCTATTGTAATACGAGTCGACTCGGTTCTTTCACTTAATAAAGATGTTAATTTCATATTCATATTAATAAATATTCGTTTACATCGTTTTCCATTCTGATTGCATTCCTACTACCGAATAATAATGAAGATCTACAATTTCCACTTCTTCTCCACGCTTATATGAAGCAAACGTTTCAGCATAAATTGGTGTCATTGATTGTAAATGCACGCATCGTCGTTCTTTGCGATCTACTGTAAACTCAATGCGCATAGTCCATTTGTCAAGCGGAACTACTTTGTTTATGTGAATGGTAGTTGGTTCAGCCTGTTCCCTTAACTGTTTCACTCTGCGAGACAATTGTATGCTGATGCCATTTATTCGCCGCGCCATCCACACAAAGAAACGGCTAATACCACATCCACTCCACACAAAACTTGAAACGATGCGACTACGAATTCGCAGCCAACGACTTCCACCAAAAGAATAGTGATCCATAACTTATTTATTATTCAATGTTTTACTACTTAACAAATAATTTGCAGTCTGCGAAGGAATTCCTTTATTTACCAAACCATCCAATCTGGATACGGCATCTTCGATATCCATTGCAATAATGTTTACATTGCGAATAGCACCATTATCAACATAATCACATTCATAAATTTGATATCCTTTAACTTTTGATGTTTCTATCATCTTTATTTTAGTGATAAATGTATTTACTCCACTATCAATAACAGACTGGATAAGTTCCGAATTATCCCTTTTGTACTTTGATTTTAATTTTCCCATAACAATTTTTATTTTTATATATAAAAAACACGATCTAGATTATATCACTCCATATATATCATACAATGCTGATTCAATTTCATATTCTTTTGTAGCATCATATCGAGTCTTAAGATTATAACCCCATATTCTTGCAATGCCTTGATATAACCCCGCAGTTAGATTTGAACGAGAATTTGAAATAATTTGATATGCTGTATGTGATGTTTCTCGATCAATAAGTTTGATTAACAAAAGTCCTTGACGATGATTCAATGCTTTTATTTCTCGTCCATATTGCGTTTTCAACTCTTGTTCTGCTCGTTTATAAAACACTCGAGCTTCACGATCTGTCTCAGCACTTGCAATACTATCTCGATATGAGTCTAAAATTTTAGCACCCAATCTAGCATATGGATAAACCCGTTTAATGTCGGCTATCAATCTTACATGCTTACGTTTAGATGCCGCAGACCTTTTGGCTTGTATTGTAAATGCTGGCAAAGTAGCATAATATAACGTATCTGTGCCTGATACTTGAGCTAATAAAATATTTTGTGTTTGTGAATATCCCGTTGATGATATTATCAAAGAAACAATAAATGCAAATCTTTTCATTTTTTCTATTTTCTATATTATAAGAAAAGATTTGCGTATATCCAAATTAATTACAATTTATTTATGTTAATTTTGATGCGGTGCTAGTATCCGCTCCACTACCACGCATAGCTACATTTAAATCTTGAGCCAAGTTCATAATATTACTTTGAAGCTGTTTTTTAGTCGCTTCATCAAATGGTAAACTATCAACAATCTTATTCAACATCGTTACATCCAATGTAGCATCTTTGGCAATTAATGGTTTCAAAAGGCCTTTAATCCTATCAATCGATTCCAATGCTCCTTGCATAAGTTCAGCCGCTTCAGCAGGCCCGCCCATGTCTTGAATCATCGAATTGATAGTACTATTAATAACATCTTCTGATTGCCTAGGTGTAAGTATAATTTCAAAATCATCTTTATACATTGCTAGTTTGCCAACATCCAACAAACCTTCCGCCAAATTCTTAGTCCCAAAGCGACGCATATTTTCTGCTAAAATATTTTTCATGATAGATATCCTAATATTGATTTATAATAAATATGATTAAACAAAAGTTAGTTAGCAGCACAGTTAAAACGTTTGTACGACCTTCCAGGTCATAATCAGGTCATATCATCGTTGTTCAAACTGCCAAAATTTTGAACCATATGTATCCACATTAGGAAAACGAAACCGATAAGTGGTACCATTCGCCCAAACTGTTTTTTCAAAATGAGTTGGTACCACTGCCCCCGTTGGCAGCTGTATTGCAGCTCCTTCCCAACATACTCGAATCTCCACCCGCACAGGGCTACCCTCGGCTTGCTTGCGTTCCCAGGCCTCCAATTGACGCCATGCACCTCGATTCAATGACTGATGCTGCAGTGCACAATTCACATACAGGAACGTGGCCTTGAGAGCCGCCTTGTTGCAGGCAAATGCTGCCGCCGGCGCCATATGGCCTTTATCCCATGGGTTGTCCTCATAATCCTTTTTGTTGGATGTGTGTATGCTGTCGACTCGTTTGAAGTCCATGCCTTTTCTGGATACGGTGGTGGTGGTGCACTGAACCTGGTACATGACCTGTACAGGCTGTTCTAAGGTTTCGTCATATTCTACCTGGTACCAGGGTGTACGAACACTGCGTGTCTGTGCATAGCCGAAGGCTACACACATTGTGATCATGATGGTTAAGATGTATTTCATGGGATTCCTTGTTATCAATTGAATTTTTGATTACGCGAGTTTAAACGTTACTGACTTTTCGCCTTTTGGTGTTTGCACTGTGAGAGGTAACTCCGGCCGACCCAAATTTGGAAACAGACTTGCAATGCGTTGCGTGTTTAAACGAGTCGTCTGTGGTTCATATGATATACCGGTAAAACCTATACTAGGCTTACCGTAACGCATCACGTATTGACCCTGCGCAGCCGCAATTGAATATATAGGAATTGTGAATCCGCTGACTTCCATGCCGTACGTGTAACGCTGTCCTGCAGGTGTCTGTATCTCTATGCGATCATTGCTTGCAGAGACCTGGTGTCCTTGTATGGTAACTGACTCTGTGATAATGTTTCGTAAATTCATCATGTTCCTTGTGTTCGTCCTGCCAGCGCTGGGCTTGGTAGGCTCGTTATAATAATAAATATTGCTACATATATTATATACGCACGTATATCCAATAAAGACCACCTATATAGCAAAAAATCTATCCGTGCGAGAAAAACATATATAACCAGCTCTACCCGCACCTGGATCATGGGGGCTTAACGAAACCCTCCCCACCCCCCCTAAACACCCCCCTTAGACCCCCTTTTTACACCCCCTCCCCCCGAACAGTACAAAAGGGGGGCAAAGCCCCCCAACCCTTTCTGAATCCGTTAAGCCGCTTCTGCCTTCGGTGCTTCTACAAACGCCTCTAGACTCTTGTAATTGATTGTGCCACTTACCCGCTTACCCATTACATAGGTGTACCAATGCATTGCGTACGGGCCGAAGCTTTCCACATTGCATTCATACGTCTGAACATTGCCTTTGCATAATAATAGTTCGCATCCAGCCTGGATTGAGCCTCCTTCAGCTCCAAAGGGATCAGCTTTGGCGACATATGTATTGCGGTTCCACTTAAACTTCATTCCTGATAATACGTCTTCTCTTGTCATGTCTTTTAATTTTATATTATGATATAAATATAAGAATAATATCCGTGCGTGTCAACCTTTTTGCCAGAAAAGTTTGAATAGTTGAAAAGGAGCAGCCTTGCGACTACTCCCCTTCTGAGATATGCATCTTCTATGCCGGAATGATTTGCTCGGCAATCATGTCTTTGGTATTGTCAAAACCCATTGCTGCTACTCTGGCTGCCTTGATAAAGCTTCGCAGGTTGATCTCTACTCCGGCAAATTCTTCATTGAGCTCCTTCATGCAACGCAATGCTTCTTCTTTAGCCTTCATTGGAATACGTGGCTCCATCTTGTCCATGAGCTGCTCCATTCTGGTAAACATCTGCTTGGTGTTCATTGATATGTCTGCTACAAAGCTACGAGACTTAACTGCTTCATCCAACTTGCTTTGAGCAATATTGGATATGAATATGATCTTGCCGGTGAATTCAAAATGTCGGGGCACTGCCTGATCATATGCATCCTTGAGTGGCTTGCTGCTTATATATGATATCCTTCTGGTATCATATGAGTCTAATGCTGCCTTCAATATATTCACTGCATCATCATCCTTGAATACTGAGTCACAATCATCCAACACAATTACTGCGTCACTATTCTCATAAAGCGTAATAAACAGACCCGCTGCCGTTGCTCTACCTTTGAAGTGAACAAAGTCGGTAGACTCTTTCAATCCCATATTCTTCAAGGTCTCCTTTACAATGTGAGTCTTACCCATTCCTGCCATACCGGTAATTACTAGGGATGGTTGGATTCCTCTACCTACCATCTTGGTCAATCTCTCCAGGTTGTCAAACATCACCTTCGGATCCCTTTTCTCTAGGGTGTTGCGGAATGACATCTTGTTGGCATCCTCTGCAGCCTTCTGCGTCTTTGCCGTACGGGCCAAGCGCTTCACTCTGCCGGTGTCGGTATCTACCATTAGCACTTGGTTGGCTTTCTCTGCCTTGTTGATCATAATATAACGGATGAGTGAGTCTGGAGCTACTTCTCCGGTTGCTACATTGCGTGCTACTAATTTGCCATCTACCCTGGCCGGCTCAAAAACTTTTTGCATATCTCTTAATTTTTAAATTTACATAAATATAAGGTCTTTTCCCGTGCGTGTCAACCTTTTTGGAAACTTTTTTGAAACTTTTTTTAGCCCTACATTGCGTCTTCTAACCAACGCTTTGCGGTCTCTATGTCTGGAGCTCCAGCATCCAAACATCTCTGGATGGCTCTTTCTTCGTATTTGGCATACTCCTCTTCTTCCCTAGCAACAATGTCAGAAAAGAAATTAACCTCTGCTGCAAGCTCCTCAAAGCTCATTGAAGCCCAATCCCGGTTACGTACCCTGAAGCCATAGGCATCTTTGGATAAATCACTGATCCACATTAAACACTCGTTGAACTCTTCCTGGGTCTTAATCGTAAATGCCATATCTCTTAATCTTTTAATTTACATAAATATAAGGACAATACGCATGCGAGTCAAGCAAAATCCAAGAAAAGTTTAACTGTGTTATTCACAAGTTATTCACAGCAGAAAAAGGGCGAACCCGCATTTGGATCCGCCCTAGAGATATGAAAAATTAAAAGATATGATTTACAAATACTGCTGCAGGATCTCTAATCCTGATAGGTTCCTCAACCCATCCTCGCCTGCTCTAACCAATTGTCTGGCTCTCTCATTTGACACGCCGAGCTTCTCAGCAATGTCTTCCATGCAGCTTGGATACTCTACACCGATCCCATAAAACAATGCTACTGCATCACGCTGCTTGGGTTTGAGCTGAGCCAATGCGGCTGCTATCATGTCATTAAGATCTCTTTGGTCTTGTCGGCTCACATCCGTCTCGGCTGGCAAGAATCGGTCCGCATAAGTCTCTGAGTCTTCGTCATCGCCAATCACTGTCTGTGTGGAGATGGTTGAATATTCTTCTGTGGCTGTTCTATGAGATGGGATCCTTACTGTGCGGCCCATATCATTTAATGCCTTGGTAATCTCTGCTCGGATATACCATACTGCAAAGGTAATGAACTTGATCTTTCTAGTGGGATCGAATCGCTCTGCAGCTTCAAACAATCCTACATTGCCGAACCCTATCAGGTCCTCTAGCTCCAATCCCATTCCCTGGTACTGCTTGGCTACTTGAACTACAAATCGCAGATTGGATTCAATCAATTGATCTCGGGTAGCATCTGCCTCCTGCTCTCGGGTTAGTAATTTGGGTTTCTTGATGTCAGCCATATACTTCTTTACTGACCGGGTCTCTGTGGCTACTGCGCCTGTGGTAACATATATCTTGTTCATATCTCGTTAATTTGTTTAACTAATTCTAAAATTTCACTATCTGTAATGAATTCGGTATCAAAGCCTTCTGCTTGCAAAGCTGCGCGCGTTGCTTGAATCAATTCTTTTCGAATGACAACTGCTAAGCCTCTGTTCAATAGAATGTCAATTGCTCTATTATTCATATTACTTGCCGGTTGCTAAAAAATTTAAACTCATTCTTACCGGTTCTTCCTTCTGAACCTTTTTAGGTGCTTTATTCATGCATTGCATAACTGCACAATTCTCATTGCTACTGCGTGCATCTCTACGGAACTGACCCAATATTGCGTCTTGCTTAAACTTTCCGGAATTTCTACTATTCTTACTCATAACCTTTAATCTTTTAATTTACATAAATATAAGGACTATTCTCGTGCGTGTCAAGCATTTTGTAAACTTTTTTACGAAAATGTTTTCCATTCGCCAGACTGAGTAAACACATATCCGTACTCTTCAATGTCGCTTTGGCTGAACGATTCAACGCTAGCATCAACACGTGGTGGGAAGAAACTCTCTCCTCTGTCTCTGTGATAAGCAACAGTTACGCATGGAGCTGGGTTTGCAAAAGAATGCTCTACTCCCGGCACGTCTGGCTCTACTAATGGTTGTAATACGCTAATATCACCTAATGCAATGAGTGCTTCTACTTTTTCCGGATCCACGTAATGCTCCTGGAGCGTTGCTCCTACTCCCTCAGGATATCCATCCCAATGACAATAAATGCTTCGTACTTCGCCGTTAGGCTGTTCCATTCCAATTCTGCTTCTTGTAGCCATATCTCTTAATTTTTAAATTTACATAAATATAAGACAAAATTCAATGCGTGTCAAGCATTTTGTAAACTTTTTTACAAATCTTCTTCTGAGATATACTTGCCATTAATAAAGCGTACTGGCATTTCATAGTCAAACAAAAACACATCATACACGCCATCATTAAAGTTTTCCGGATTAGCTTCTTGCCACTCATGCTCAATGTCATTCTCATATAAAAACAATTGGAACTCTTCGGCATCCATATGGGCTGCATCAAACTTAATAATGTCCCGGGTAAATTGTAAATCTGTCATGTCTATTAATTTAAATTGATTTTCTCTGTGTCTGTAACATCCAATGCTCTAAGCTCTCCAGTCAAGTCATCCAACCAAAACATGGTAGGTGCATCTTCGAAGAATGTAAATACGTGTGTCACGATCCTGCCGTAACTCTCTGCTAGCAGGATCATCTCTGCATACCAGCATTCAATGTCTTGCAACGACAACTCCCAACGTTGTGTGAGTGGAATATCCGTTCCGTCTGCGCATACTAGGAGTGCTTGATCCAACTCCCATTTTAAAGTGTCTAACATTGCTCTTATCTTTTAATTTACATAAATATAAGAAGAATATGTGTGCGTGTCAAGCATTTTGTAAGAAAAGTTATTCACAATTTATCGATCCCTCAGTATACTTGTTATCTAATCCTCTTCATTGAATTGCACAGACAACATCCAAAAGAAGCCGATCCCTGCAGCTATGACTCCTGGCCAGAAGCCGAATATCGATCCCGCCACGGCAAGCAAGACAAGCGCTACTATTGCCGGCCTCAACAAGTATACAACTATATAGAACAAGATCGCGATCCCTATGATCCACAATATTACGTTCAACATCTTTTTCTATATTATAAGAAATAATCCGTACGGATCCAACCGCAAATCGCCGGACAATGCCTATTAAAAATACGAAGAAACGTTTACTCGTACTATACGTCAAGACCAAACCAAATACTTATATATACTAGACATTGTTCGATACACACATACGCCAAATATACACTACGTATAGACACGCATACACACTAATAATGGACGAAAAATACACGAAAAATACGTGCCGGGTACCGGGTAGCGAGCGCAGCGAGCGATGAATGGACGAAAAATACGCCATTTATACACGAATAATACACGAATAATACGACACAAATAGACTGCGTATACTGCATTCTAGGCCGTTTAGGGTACCTAAGCACCAGGTAATCCGAATAAAGAGCATTATGCTCTAGGAAACTAGGCGAGACACGGTAGAGTGGGGTTTCCTTTACTGTCATCCAATACTACCCAACCCTGGACGATTCAACCCAAGAACTATGCTTAATAATTATAATTCAGATTTTCTGACTCTTTGCCCACTCTGTGCGTTATACTAGGGACACCTGGAACCTGAGACACCATATTAATTAATTACAAGTCTTGCTCTTCTCTGTGGACGAAGCGTATGCGCATATACATACGATATACATTGACTCGTTGCTTTATTCGTATGCGTGTCTCTTCGTGTTCTTCGCATTGGTTTTTCTTTTCGCTTTCATAAGCCGGGCCGTTACAACTTTATAAACTAGTTTGGTGGATACTCATAAACTCTCTATCATATGCTTTCCGTAAAAACGTTTTAATCAAATCCGGCATCGGTTCTTTTGAATCGCTACGCCAAGTTAATTGAGTTCCTTGTCCGTCATACTCTTCATGATATGAAATACACCAATCCCATTTAAACTTTTTATCGAGTAAATCATCTCTACGTTCTATTGAAATATATGGGTAGAGTTCTTCGATCTGATCTAAACCATATGGTGAATATGCTAGTCTATTTAGCTTTAAATTAGAATTATTTCCCCACTTCTCCCACAACTTAATCAATGCTTGTGTCTGTCTCTGTGTAAGTTGATTACGTTTGGATATAGGTCCTTCTACATTCGAATTCATATTAATCTGTTAAGATACCCTTTATCATTCATACTCTATTATACAAATAATCTTTCCAATATCCAAAGCTCAATGGCTTCCGTTCTGCTTGGTTCTCTTTGTCCCCACATCAAGCTATCCGTTAATCTGTCATACCGTTTCCACAACCTGTTTCTCAACCAAAGCACATCCCATTCTGTCACAACAATGCGTTGTCTTGTAGTACGGTTAGGCAACGAGATAAAAAAGGATACTAAGGAATAGTCTCGGAACTGGCATTGAAAGGTACAAAACCTAAATCCTAATTCTTCAGTATATCCGATATTCATTGTAAATAGTTCAAACCCGTAATTCCATCTTCGGATCTTCCAGCCTAATTTAGCTCCTAATTCGTGTAACATAACTTTTTAATTAATTTTCTGATTTAAATCATTTATTTCTTTAAATAATATGGTAAATTTTTTATCCATATATGTAATATAACTATTATTTTCAATCCAATCGCCGCAATTCAAGTAATGAATGCCTTCTATGAATTTATCAGCGGGTGTATGTATATGTCCTGCTATTACTCCATTACATCCGCGTTTTTTTGCTTGATATGCGTCATCATAACTTATTATATGAATTAATATTTACTTTTCCAAAAGGAGAGGCAACTTATGCTGCCTCTCCTAACTCTAAAAACTTGCGATTCAATGATCTTGATACTTTAGTTAGCGATATGCGTCATCATAACTTATTATATGAATTAATATTTACTTTTCCAAAAGGAGAGGCAACTTATGCTGCCTCTCCTAACTCTAAAAACTTGCGATTCAATGATCTTGATACTTTAGTTAGCGATGTCGGATCAATAAACTCTGCTTCTTGTCCATACATTTTACGGAAGAAATCTGCTGAATAACCATCTTCTGATCCATCAATAAAATAACTAATAATATTGATACCAATCTCTCTCATTTTGTTAACAACTCTGCGTGTATACTCAACTCCATCCCAACAATATGAAACCCCAGCAACACCGCCTGGCATACCATCTGAATAATTAATAAAGATACATTCATCTCCTTTTGCATCCTTTTTGATGTCTCGGTAAATGCTTTCGAAAGCAATACCTTCTGGTGTCATTCCAAAGGTTTTCAACCAAGGGAACAATGTTTTGATCTTGCTCATTTTGTCATGAGCTGAATCATATGCATACAGCGTGGTTGATTTGGAACTATCATAGTGTCCCGTTGTACCTCTCAATGAAATTTGCACTCGAATCCCGGTTGTCATTGAAGCTGCTTGTGCAACTGCTACCGCAGATTTAATTGCGTTTTCAAAACGTTTGCCGCCCATTGAACCCGATGCATCAATTGAAATATGGATGAAGAAGTTCTTGAATCGATCCGTTACAATGCGATGGAATACTGAATCATTCCCGAAGCCTAAACTGGATACTAACCTTCTATCGATCTTACCACTTTGCAATCTTGTACTCTTCAATGATCTTTCTTCATTTCTAATTTGAAGCTTTTGACCCAATTGACGACCTAAGACGATACCTTCGGTTACTGCCTTGTGCATATCTTGATAACATCTGAAGCCCCATTTATCTGTATTCAATGGATCTATGCCTTGTGTGAATACTCTCTCTGCAGTGTATGTATCAAACATATCATCGAGCGTCATAATCACAGCCTGATTCAATTTTTTGATAACTGTGGTTTGAACTGGCACTGGAGCAGACTCACTACCTCCAGCATTTACCTCTCTTGACTCTGTGCCTGAGTTTTTCAATGTCTCAACTACACGAGCATCTTTCTTAGATAAACGACCTGTCTTTTTTGCGTCATCATTCAAAAACTCTCGTTGCTTTTGTATTGCTTTCTCAAGTTTCCTTTGCTGCATAGGACTCAAATTAGATGATGATTGTCTTGAACCACCTGCACCATCACCTTCTGCTACTTCAAATTCAGCATCTTCTGCAATATCATCTCCTCGACCTGAGCCAGAAGCTTGAGAATCATTTTGTTCTTGGGGTTCTTCATTGCTTTGACCTGATCCTTGATTCTGTGATTCTTCTTCTGCTACTGCCTTTTTAATCAATTTGTAAATCTCACACGACACAACTAAGGCATCTTGCGTGTTTTTCAATCGATTGATATTCTTGAGATCAACTACATTCCAAATTGATCGAAGAGCTTTCAATGCATCTAATTGTCGATTTGGATTAGTAAAGTTGATGATATGGAATAGGTAATCATCCCATGTCTCTTCACATTTCTCACCTGACTCTAATGCTTTGTCAATGACCTTATCGTTGAAGTATTTGTCATACATTGCCTCATAATACACTCGGTATCCTGGAGCTGTGGTGTATACACGATAATCAATTCTTCTATCTTCAACCCAATTCAAAATGTCTTTGATGATCATGAGCTGCTCTGAAGTCATATTCATATCCGGATCACAACCTTGCATTGCAACTGCTGAATGAAATGCACTACCAATTTGATTACAATTTTTAAGAATATTGAAATCAGTGAAAGCAATATGCGAGCCTTCATGCAATGCCAACCCTACTGCAGGGTCAAAATTCTTTCCTTCTAGCTTGGTACCGATGGTAACGGTTTCTCCATCAGTGTAACTTGAATCAGCACTTTGAAAGCGTACTGGAATCTGCTTGCCTGTAACAATATTAACAAAGTTGCTAATGGCTCTCTGAGTGGATGCGAGCTTGGTATGATCGACAATCTTTCTTTTCCTTGTACCACTGTCATCCCATGAAGTGAAGTCTGTGTCAAAGTCATCATCTAACCAAAAGCTGGATCCGTAATTTTTTATCTTTCCCATATCTACTTCTTAATTATATTATAATATAAGAAAAAAGCCGTACAGATCCAACCATTATGTAAAAAAAGATAGTAAAAAAGGATCCATAGTTTCCTATGAATCCTCTTTGAATTAAACTTGACTCGTTTTATCTTACATCATGGGCATACCTTGCGGAGCACTTGCATTTTCTTCTGGAATGTCTACCATCGTGCATTCTGTGAGAATAATCATACCTGCTGCTGATGCTGCATTTTCTAATGCTACACGTGATACTTTCTTAGGATCGATAATTCCAGCTTCAACAAGATTTTCCATGTTGTCTGTTCTTGCATTATAACCAATGTTGTCCTCGACTGCTGTCATAATCTCTCGAACAATAACATCGCCTGATACTCCTGCATTGTCTGCAATCTGCTTGATAGGCGCACTAAGAGCTCGTTTAACAATATCAACACCTATCTGGTATTCTGGTTCAACTTGTAAATCATTTAGCACTTTGCTTGCCTTAATCAAAGCCACACCGCCACCTACTACAATACCTTCTTCAATAGCAGCACGAGTTGCTGATAAAGCGTCATCTACTCTATCCTTTTTCTCCTTCATTTCAGACTCAGTAGCAGCGCCAACATAGAGTACTGCTACCCCGCCTGCAAGTTTTGCTAATCTTTCTTGAAGTTTCTCTTTATCGTAGTCAGACTTAGAATCATCAATTTGTAACTTGATCTGTCTAACACGTTCTTCGATAGCATCGCCTTCACCAGCTCCATTGATAATAGTAGTTTTATCTTTAGTAATACTAACCTTTTCTGCTGACCCACAATCTGCAATGTTAATGTTGTCAAAGCGATGGCCGGTTTCATCTGAAATAATGATGCCGCCTGTTAATGCTGCAATATCTTTCAACTGTTCTTTTCTTGAATCTCCAAATCCTGGAGCTTTAACTGCAGCAACACGAAGTGCGCCATTCATTTTATTCACTACCAATGTCCCAAGCACTGCTGCTTCAACATCTTCTGCAACGATAAGCAAACTTCGTCCTTGTTGAGCTACTTGTTCGAGCACCGGAACCATTTCTTGCATGGTACCAACTTTTTTGTCTACTAGCAAAATGATAGGTGATTCAAGTTCTGCAGTCATTTTTTGATTGTTAGTTGAAAAATATGGAGAAAGATATCCTCTTGCAAACTGCATACCTTCAACAATCTCTACTGAGGTTTCAACACCTTTTGCTTCTTCTACAGTAATTACACCATCACGTTTTACACGCGCGACTGCATCTGCAATAAGTGAACCAATTGACTCATCATTATTTGCGGAGATGGTTGCTACTTGTTTGATTTTGTCGTCTGAGTCAGAAACTTCTTCAGCCATATCATTTAATGCAGAAATAACTGCCTCTACTGCTCGATCAATTCCTCGTTTAATTGAGATAGGATCGCCACCTGCAGCAACAATCTTTAATCCTTCTTCTACAATGGCTTGTGCTAGCACTGTAGCTGTTGTGGTACCATCACCTGCTGCATCTGCTGTTTTGGATGCTGCTTCTCGGAGCAACTGAGCTCCCATGTTTTGCAAATCATCTTCTAATTCAACTTCTTTAGCTACCGACACACCATCTTTTGTAACGTGCGGCACACTGAATTGTTTTGATATTACTACGTTTCGTCCTTTCGGTCCTAATGTGACTTTAACCGCGTCAGCTAGGGCATCAACTCCTGCTTTAAGATTTTCTCGTGCGTCTGAACCAAACTTGATTTGTTTTTTCATTCGTAACTCCTTTTTGTTTTTACTATTAACTTATTATAATGAAAATATTGGTAAGATCAAATGAATAAAGGATAATCAGGACACCAATCATCCCATTCGCCATTTTTATGTTTTTGCTTTCTAGAATAATTCTTTTTAGACTTCTTTACTTGCTCCGTTGTTTGTTTTCCAATGTGGTGCATGACTTCACCAAATGACTGGCCCGTAGCCGTCTTATCCTTGTATTTGCCTTTCATAACACTTATAAATATTTGGAACTAAATAAAGTTGTACACCCAAAAGGATTCGAACCTTTGACCTACTCATTAGAAGTGAGTTGCTCTATCCAGCTGAGCTATGGGTGCAAATCAGTGGACCAGATAGGATTCGAACCTATGACCTACGCATTATGAGTGCGGTGCTCTAACCAACTGAGCTACAAGTCCTGTTTAGCGGTAAGTCGCTACCTACATATCCCTGTATTTTGGTCGACATTCTGGCACAGGCATTTGTTAAAACCATACTATGGTAGGGTAGACTGGATTCGAACCAGCGTGCTCTACATCCCAAATGTAGCGAGATAAACCTGACTCCTCTACTACCCTATGTTGAGCGAGATATCGGATTCGAACCGACCACCCTCACCTTGGCAAGGTGATGCTCTACCAAATGAGCTAATCTCGCTTTTGAGCGGAAGAAGGGACTCGAACCCTCAACGACCAGATTGGAAATCTGATACTCTACCAGTTGAGCTACTTCCGCTTATTTGTGGACCGTGTGAGACTCGAACTCACGACCTCCTGCGTGCAAGGCAGGCGTTCTAGCCATCTGAACTAACAGCCCATTTATTGCGGTCCTAACGGGATTCGAACCCGTACCGCGCACCGTGACAGGGTGGCATTGTACCATTCAACCATAGGACCAATATATGTGCACCTGACCAGAATCGAACTGGTACTCCTAAAACGGAATGGGATTTTAAGTCCCACGTGTCTACCTATTCCACCACAGGTGCATTAGTTGCGGGGGAAGGTAACGCTCCTCCTACACACCATGGCTTATGAGACCCGGCTGCTACTAAGCTCCCCGCCTTATTATTTACTGTCACCCGTACGAGATTCGAACTCGTGATCTTCGCCGTGAAAGGGCGATGTCCTTGACCGCTAGACGAACGGGCGATAAATGAGCCTTTGACCAGATTCGAACTGATGACCGGTTGATTACAAATCAACTGCTCTACCAACTGAGCTACAGTACCAATTTGTACATTGGGAAGGACTCGAACCCTCAACCCCTTCATCCGTAGTGAAGTGTTCTATCCAATTGAACTACCAATGCAAATGGTTGGTAGGGAGGGATTCGAACCCCCGTACTCCGAAGAGAGCAGATTTACAGTCTGCCGCCTTTAACCACTCGACCACCTACCAATAATAGTGCACTTTGATGGATTCGAACCACCGACATCTTGCATGTAAGGCAAGCGCTCTCCCTCTGAGCTAAAGGTGCATTGTTGTACCCAAGGAGAGACTCGAACTCTCAAGCCATTACAGCCACGGTTTCTAAGACCGCTTTGTCTACCAATTCCAACACTCGGGCATAATGTGGTTTACTTTTAAGTAGTTACCACAAAACTACTCACATTTTGATGGGCTCATCTGATAGAATGTTTCACCTACCCAGCACTTCTGATGCAGAACAGCTTGTACCCCCTCAGGGACTCGAACCCTGGACTCCCACATTAAAAGTGTGGTACTCTAGCCAACTGAGTTAAGAGGGCGAATAGTTGTCCCGCAAGGATTCGAACCTCGATTCTCTGGACCAAAACCAGATGTGCTGCCATTACACCACAGGACAATAAATGCGGAAGAGGTAGGATTCGAACCTACGGTACATCTCTGTACGCTTGTTTTCAAGACAAGTGCAATCGACCACTCTGCCACTCTTCCTTTGGGTTTTTCAAGATGTCAATGAACTTTTTTTTCTAATTTCTATACTTAAAGATAAGAAAAATATCTTTACAATCTAACCTTTTTTTGAAACTTTTTTCAAAAAAAAATCCGAACTGCTTTGTTTAGCAATCCGGATTTAAATTAAAAAATATGATATGTATTCTTAAATCAACTCTTGTATCCGGATGTTACAGTGCGAATATAATTCAGCCACTGCTTACTAAACGAGACCATATGTTGATTAATTTTCTTCATCTTACTATAATATATATAAACTAATTTACTTTTACAACCTTTTTCTGAGAAATGTTAGTTGTGTTTGTAGGTCATGGTCCAATAATCAAACACCACTCTCATAACGGCTTTCACCCACGGCTTCATCTCGTGTTCGCCTTCTTTGAAATATTCTGCTGGAAGAGATGTGAATCGGCTTTCCTGGCCACGTGATGTTAGCACCCGGCCTGTAATACATAATCCTTCGTGTAAAACGGTTTCAAATGATATGTTTTCAAACAACACATCTTCTTCCTGCACATACAGTGGACTAGTAACTTTTACCAGTATGTTGTGTTGTTGCAAGTTGAAATCACAGCACTTCTTCAAGAATCTCCACTGCGTTTCCGTCCAATATTCCTTTTCCATTTCAAAACAAATAAAAAGAAGCAGCCAATGCGTTGACTTCATTAGCTGACGACTTACATGACTGCTTCTCGGTTATGAAAACTTTTATTCTATCAACTTCCAGCCTTTACTTTCACCATGCCAAGCTATAACCGTTGGCGACACACGATGTGGGTTTCTCATTGGTATATCTTTGTTTACAACATCTTTGAAATACGTTTTCATTTCTTCCAAACCTTTGAACTCATAAACATTACCAGCTGGGTCTATTACTTTTTTGATCGTTTTACAACGTTCAGATTGTGCTTTTCTATACTCCTTTGTTCGTCGGTATGAGTAATCTGTGTCTGAAAATGATTTCATCCATTTTTCTCTATCTCGAACCCAGGCTTCTTTCAATGAAGCTGAACGTTTTTTGTTCGCTTCTATTTTTTGAGATTCTGATAATGATGAAAATGTATCACCGCCATCTCCTCCCTGAGTCGCATTGTAACCTTTACGGTAACTATTATACTCAGCAATCAGTTCGATCTCTTTTTGATTTAGTTCAATACGTGAGTCACACTCAAATAAAATATGACGATCAAACATTTTCCATCCATATTTTCGTACTGCATCATAAAACTGCGTTTTCATATTATTACGTACGTGTTTTACGTGTTCAGTATGTCGACGCGTTTTATTTTTACACTCACTTTTACCAATATACCATTTTTGATTTATTTTGTTTTGGTAGCCATAAATATACATAAAACTCCTTTAGTATAAATATGGCTACCTTTGTAAAACAAATAGTGTAACTTAGAATGGATTCTCCATTGTCTCTTCTGTACCTGTATTGAAGATATCTTCTTCAGCGGTTGCCATGTGCTTCTGAATAATCTGTTTTAGGAACGTCCTTTCAGAATCAGCACCTCCTGACTGATCAAAGAATGGAAGAATGGCTACATCTGCTGCTTCTGCCAAAGTAAATCCATCTGCCAACAAATCACATACTCTGACTGTCATACGAGTGGATACCATAGTATTGAGCTTGCCTTCTTCTGATCTCCACTCTTTACGAGTCAAGTCTGCAATGTCTGCGACTGCTTCAATCAATCCAGCTTCAAGTTTTGGAAAACGCTTTGCCAACAAAGACGACTCACGCTCCTTGCTCAAAATGTCTACTTCAATAATCTCAAATCGATCCATCAATGCACGGTCTAATACTCTGGTTGAAGTATACTCCGTACCAATATTTGCTGTGGCAATAAAGGATACACCAGATGCTACATGAATGGTTGGAGCATTGATATCTTCATCTAATCTTAGATATCTTTGACCTTCATCCAATACTGTCATCAGGATGTTCCATGCTTCTGGATGCGCACGAGACAATTCATCAAGCAGAATCACTGCGTTCTCAGTCTGAATTGCTTTTACGAATGCTGACTGATCAAATGCTGTTTCGCCGTCTTTGAAGTGAGTGTTACCAATAAGAGTGGCTCTTGGATCTTGCGTTGCTCCCAAGTTAAAATAAAAGAATGGACGATCCGTTGCTGCTGGCAATGCTTTTGCAGCTTCTGTCTTACCACATCCTGCAGGACCAACCATCATGATATTCTTACCACGCAATGCTGACCTTACAAGATACTTCCATTTAAGATCCGTCATTTCGAGTGTCTCAGGACGAAGATCAGCTGAATTCTTAATAAGAGCTAATACTGGGTCTGCTTCTACATTTACTTCTTGTTTAGGAACATCTTCAACTGGATCTATTTCAACCTCTGATATTTCAATTCTTCGTGCTCTACCCGTTTCTTCATCAAATGCAAGAGCTTGACCATTTGCTTCAGCCTTTTCAATCATGATGTCTCGGAAGAGTGATGTAATTACTTCTCCTGTTGTTGCATCTGTTACGATGCCGTCTTTAACAATACCAAATTTCTTTTTCATAACCTTAAATTTAATTTCTAATTTCTATATTATAATATAAGAAATATACATTTAAGATCCAACCTTTCTAATAACTTTTTTTGGGTCTACATGAAGAAATTTAACGTACTCTTCTGACATATAAGCAAAGTAATCTGTTTGCATTATTTTCTTGTGTGCTGCATTCAAAACATCCGCACGTGCAATGTTAATCAAAAAGTACGGTGCCTGTTGCCTTACGCGACCAACTCGATCATTTGGGTTGAAGCAAATGCATTTGTATTCTTTCATGCCCATCTTCTTAAGGATGCGATTAACTTGTTTTTGATAGTACCCAGTTTCTTTAGCTGATAAAGATTCTCCAGCCGGCATTTTCTGAGCTACAAGTAAACTTTCATATGAAGATTTTGAAAATTCTTGTATGATGGCAAGTAAATTTTCTTGTTCTGGATCTAACTCTGCTAACATTAGTTTTCTACTATCTAATTCTGCTTTTACAAATGGGCATGGCGGAAGTCCTCCGTAATCGTCAGATGGTACTGACAAAACATTGCGAATGTAGGCGATCATTCGTTTTGCTGTTGTATAAGGACATTTCATATCCTATTATAGGAAATTTATTTTGATTATCAAATCATCTGATCCGCGATGTATGCGATGCCAAGCACCAGCTGGAATGTCGATGTAATGATTTGGCTCAATTGGTATAGGTAATTCATTATCATATTGAAAACTCCATCCTGTTCCTGACACGTGTTCTATCAAGCGATTTTCTCTATCACGATGCCAAAGAAGATCTTCTGCTTCTGTGTCGTGTGGAAACTTGCGAATAATGTATTCTTCTGTAACCTCTAAATTTTCGTACGGAACTCGTTCTTCTACCATATTACCAGAATCTGCCTGAAACGTTACGTCCGAAATCTTTATGTGCTCGACAAGCCCAATAACCAGCTTTAGTTCTGTCCTTTTTCATATGACATCTATGACGAGCTGCAAATGACTTTCTAGCTCCAGGGTCATTCCAATTTGCCTTCATTCCAGAATCACCATATGAAATCTTAATTACATTGCCTTTGTTATTGCGAACATATACTTGATACTTTTTACGACCGCCTTTGGTTGGCTTTCCTAGACTTACTTTTTTGCCTTGGTATTCTGCTTCATCGAGTGGAATTTCCATTGGGTGATCTAACGGAACACGTTTGCCTTCAAATGTAGCAAATCTACCTATATCAGTAGTTTCAAAAAGTTCTTTATCACGTCCTTCAAACCATGCATGGCCAGCATCAAACATTTCACGTGCTTCAACAATTAAATTGAAACTTGCTTCGCTTTGCACACGAAATATGTTTTCGGTGATACTAATTTTATTATCATAATGATATTGCATTGCTTCTGACATCAACGCTTTTGATTCTAATAAACTTTTCAATTTGATCATAATTTTACCTTTAGTCCCAATTTAGGTACATGTTTTCTCCATGTTGCAAGAATCTGTTCTTTGTCGTCTGGAGTGATATATGAATTACCATTTTCGTCTTTCATTGCAATGAAATGATCTAAATAGTCATTAACAATTTTAGAAAATGGTTGTCTTGATTTTTTTGCTTGCAGATACATTCCTTGTATCATAGCTGGTATTTCCATTGGAAGTAGGAAATATTCTCGAGCAGGTAATTCGCCTGTTTCGATTTGTTTTCTTCGTTCCTGATCACTCGGAAGATACTTTCCTGGCAACAAATTCCATCCAGTTTGTGTAATATGTTCTATTTCATGTCGGATTGTATCTCTTAGATCCATTGCAACTTTGCTGTATATGTTTGGAGCATCTGCTGGGTCTAATTCAAATCGTATTTCTATATATGGATCGGTAGTTGCATCAGCAGGATCATCGGTCTGATCATTGTATGCATCACCACCTTTTCTGTAATCATCAAGTCCTTCAATCCATTGTACCCGTAGTGCTATCTTGAACTCTAATGGTATTTGTTCATTTTCAACTTCATGAAAATAGATATGACTGAAATCATCACCATCTATTGTAGGTACTTGCTCTCCTTTACGGAAATATATTTTAGTTCCCGCAAATTTGCCGTTTTTTGTTTTAGTTGATTCAAAACTAGATTTGATTGCATTCAACATTTCTCTGCTCAATGCTGTTACTATTGAATCGTAACGACCTTCAATTATTAAACGTTTTAAAGATATCATACACATATAAATATTGAACAAAAAGAAAGAGGCCGAAGCCTCTCTCATCTTAACGATTTTTGTATATTACTACAATCTTTCTAGAATCATCGTCTATTACTTGTTTTAGCATTGCGCCTGATTCAGCATCACGATATACTGTAACATTTGACCCGTCTAAATTAGTTCCAGAAAATTTAACAGATCCTGTAGTTGAGCAACTTGTTACAAGTAAAAAGATTGTGGTAACTGCTAATAAAACTTTCATAGTTACCTCCTTATTTTAAATAAATATTAAGTAACTAACTTTTTCATTAATCTTTACTTAATCTAAGTCATTGTAATTCCAAAATCTCGGAGATTTTTGCTTGAATGGATTTCCTACCTGTTGATAATAACAATTTAGACAAAGCAACTGTAAATTTTCTAAACGATGATCTGTGTTATCTCCATTAATATGATCTAACAATACAGGCACTGTGTCATCTGTAATTCTATGTTCATTATATCCACAACTATTACATTCTTCTTCCATAATACCTAATGCTAACAATCTGTTACGAAGCTTCCATGCAGGATATTTTGGATATTTTCCTTGTAGAATTTCATCAATTTGATACGGCCCAGCTGATGCTCTAGGTGCTCGTTTAGATATTCCAACACCAGCAATATTAGTATGCGTATCATATAGAGTCTTTCCCGTCTCTGCATCTGTATACATTTTTGCATACTTTTTCCATGTAGTGAATGACACTTTCATGAAACGAGCTGCTTCAGCATTAGACTTTGTATTGTCTATTGCATAACGTACATCAGACTCTGACAGATTAAACGCAGAACGGCCTCTGCCATATACATACTTGTATTGTGACTTATCTGCACACATTAGAAAATAATATTCTCCTTTTGCAATGTTGAAACTGCTTCTCTAGTAGAAGTACATTGATTGAATAATTCTTGCAATCTACTCTTGTGCTTAGCTACACAGTCTCTGAATGTGATTGGGTACATACCAGATTTTTCTAATACTTCATTATACCAAGAAGAGTATGTGTATTTATAACGAAATATTTGTTCTGGCGTACGATTATCCCAATATTCAATTTGGTCTTTCAATGGCCACAATTCCATTGGAATATTTGGGTCTTTTCGTCTTAATGGTTTTATTTCTTGCTGAGCAGCTTTACGATCTGATCGTTGGATAAACTTATCCATGATATTGGTTGCTCTGTCTTTTGGCGATTCGCCTTGGTATCCTCGTTTTCCCATAACTTATAATTTGTATTTTTCTTTGATTAAAACTAAGTTTCTCCATGCATCTTCTGCTGCATATATATAACGTTTGAATTTTGCAATATCTTGAGTCTTTCGTGCAGCTGTTGCACGTCTCATATTGCGATGAAATGTTGCATGAAGCAACCCTATTCTAATATTTGCTATAACTTTAAACATCTTTATTCAAATCCTACATCTCTTGTATTTTTACAAAACATATGACTCAGAATACCATTACCGACCTGTATGCTTTACAAGTTCTAATTTCAACCCCTCTGCCTGCATCAACTCATATACTTCTTCTACTTCATCTTTCCACCCAACATACACACAACATTGTCCATTAGTATGAACTATGTTTGCACATTGACCTGCCTGATAATAGTTATGATTACAAATTTCCATTAAGCAAGTAATTACGTGTTGAAATGAATTCTCGTCATCATTTTTTAAAACCAATTGATACTTAGATCGTCTTTTTGAGCTCATATAACTTTTTGCATTCTTCGTACATTTCTTGTTTTTCTAAATATTCTAATCCTTCATCAATAAACTTAAGTTTATCAAGTTCTGACCATGATGTGGGCCATTGCCAAACCTCTGTATTGCTAAACACAACTTTGAGAAATTTATCTAAATGATTTACATACATTCCAAACCCCGTTATCATACTGTATTATACTAAATTATGTAGGAAGATCCAAATTATTTTTTGGTTTTGAAATTTGCCATGGACTGCAGATTTGCTGTATTGATATATCTATTAGGAAACCCTTCTTGTGCAAATAATTCTGCAGTCTCTGTACGTCTAGATTCGTGTCCCCAATTCCCAGTTTTAAGACGAGTATATGCATCTTCATAATCGCCTGCTTCAATTGACTCAAACACTGCGCCATTCACTGCAGCTGAACAACCAACATTATATACAAAGTCAATTAATGCTCTAAACATATTCAATGTTATTTTTCTTTGATGCACATCAAACTCATTAGATCTGCTTTGCCAACGACGTATACAATCAGCAGCATCATTGATGCCTGTTACTGAAAGTCTTTTACCTTCTACTTCTGTTATTTTATTTCCTGGGTATGCATACTCTGGGTCTGTACTTCCATAGCCAATTGTTAAACGTCCCTTAGGTGCACCTTTTGATTTGTCATATGGCTTTGGAGGATATCCTGCCTTATCATCATAAGTAAATGGTACGAACTTTTCATGACTACGAATATAATCAAATATCATTTGTCCTGCAGATACATTTGATTCATTAAAATCAATGAGTTCGGCATTAAAATTTGTTTTAGGAGCCTCTAGTAATATGTCTTTGAGCTTAATCATTTCTTTTGTTTGCTGATCTCAATAGCTGCCAATTGTTTTAAAGCTGCTTTCTTTGTAGGATGCGTACCTAAACGTTTTCCTCCCGCACTTGGATATACAGCCCAACCATCTTCTACTTTGCGAATCTTTTCATCTAAGTCTTGTTGAATAGAAGCAATCAATTCTTTTTTACGAAACAGGCCGTCATCTGCTAATCCATCTTGACCATCCATGTAGTTATGAACCGATTGCAAATAGTCTGCTGCTTTAGTCAGTTTGGCTTGCACCCATGCCGGCAATTCAGCTTTTTCATCAATCATACCACGAAGCATTTTTGATGTGTCAATGCAACGCTCAAGCTGTGTACGTGCCATTTTGCCTTCATGATCATAATCAGTAGTATAAGAATGAGTCAAACCCATTCCTTTAGTGTCATCATGATCAACTGGTTTGAATGCCATTGCATATGGATTGTCATATACTTTGCCTGGAACTACTTGGTATCCATCGCCTTCTGGCATAAGATCTTTAAGTCCCACTTTCATCTTCATTAGTTTAGATGAAGGAAGTTCTCCTATTCCAAATCCTTCTTGTAATTTTTTCTTGCTCATCATTTATCCTTATATGGAAATATCTTATTCAATTTATCTTGTCTCTTGCTGCATCCGCAGTCTTTATCGCCAGTAATGATTTCATTGATACGTTCTGCTAACTTGTCCAAACGTGTTGCTGACGTAATCTTTGCAATGTCATCACCTAAACCTTTACTTTTCATTCTTTTCCTTTTTTATTGGTCCTCCGGATACCCAAGCATCGCAAGTTCTTTTAGAGGCGCACTTAAATTTAAGAAATCTGCAATAACCTAATTTTCCTGCATCGATAACATCATATGGGTCATTTGCTTCCTCACCTCCAATGCCTTTACTGATACAATCCAATGTTTTGTTTGTTATGTCAAATGCAGCACATGTGCCACAAATCATATTTTTTAATTCGTCTGCAGAATCAGTGTTCCACATATCCTGTTTCTTCTGCCAAAACTTTTCATTCTTTTGAGATGGATCAGCAGGACCATACCCATATTCATCAATTGCAGTCTGTCTGTTCTTCAAATTGAGTGCAATGTCTTGAGTTGGTGCAGGACATTTTGTTTTGGCTTCTAATGCTAAATATTTTAATTTCATTTCTTTGATTTCCTCCATGTGCCGCCAACACCTCCTTCTTTTCCTTTACCAAACCATTTACCTAAACCACTATCTGCATACACTTCATCTACTGAAGCTTCTAATGCTAATGAACTCATTACATTGCCTTGTTGCAAATCATTGAGTTTAGCTAAATGTCCTGAATTACGAAGTGTTTTGAATGCCAAGTTTTCAACTGAATATTCACCTGAAGCTTCAAGACCTGTTTGACGCATTCGTTTCAATCTCTTTTTAAGACTTTTGATCTTCATTTCAAGTTGCGGATCATCTGCTTGAAGATTGTCTATTTCAAACTTATAAGGATCAGCTTTACGATCTATTTCAACATCATCTACTGATACTTGTTCTGGGGATGGTTGTTTCAACCATTTATCACAACTCAAACAATATACACCAGTTGATGCATGAGGCTCATTTTCATCCTGTGCATACAATTCAATTGGCATACCTTTATATTGTAATGGATAAGTATTGTTCCAAATACTCTTTTTTGCCATCATGTATTCTCTGACAAATGGTATGCTGTCATTTACATCTTTATAATTGATAAGAACATGAAGATCAATATCAGAAGTATCAGTCCAATTATAATTTACATTGCTACCTGTAAGAATAACTCCTTTGATTGGAGCATCAATGCCCAAGAACTCATAAAAGTATTGGGCAATCTTAAGCAGTTTGAGACGAAGACTAGGTTTTAATTGGCCACCATCCCAAAGCTTTGGATTCAATTCATTCTGTGTTTGATATTCTCGTATCATTATTCTGTTAATTCTGCTGCCAATTCTAAAGCCTTTAAATCGCCTTCTGTATAATCTTCTTTTCCAGAAGCAATATCATTTGCTATCAAGCTTTGTATTTTTTGAATTTCTTGCAAATTATTTTTATATCGTTCATTTATTTCATCTATCTCATCTGCAGATAAAAAGCCAGGTATTTGATAAAACTTGTTTGCATACAACGAGAGTACCTGACCTTTTAATTTTTCAAACATAAGTTTTATTTTCGGATCTTCTACTTCTGCATCCTGTACGAATTGTATTTTTTCAAAATCATCGAGGATATAAGGTAGTTTCGTAAGTATTTTTGGCGCATTAATATTTTCACCAAGTTTTCCAAGTTTATCCCAAAAATTAGCATTTTTTGGAACTCGTTTACCAAGAAAAAAGCCACGTACATCTACACCGCGGAAAAAGTTTGTAATGTTTGCCATTTCTTTTTCCGCTTGTATACCAGCTCTAGATTTAAATACATCATTAAACTTTCGAAAATATGAACCAGCGTCAGGGCTGTTTGTAACATATTCTAAGAATCGTTTTCTAAATTTTGAATTAAACATCCTAGTATCGCCAAGAAGCCGTTTTATTTGATCTGATGACGCGTTTGGTATTGTATCGATAGCTCTTTGGGTTAAACGCGTGCCGCGCGACCCTGAGTATAATTTAGCAAGGTCTGGGTCTTTAATAAATGCTCCTTCTAAAAACTCTTTGATTTTTTTCTTTGTAGCTGGGTTATCAAAATCAACTTGTCGCAATAACTGCTGAAACGCTTCTGGGTTTCTTGCAACTCTAGTAACAATCTTATTGATAATATTTTTAGAAAGTACCTGATCTAAATTTTTTGTTCCAAATTTTACAAACGCGTCTATTGTCTTTCCACCAAATATTTTATTTAATTTTGATCGGCCCAATATTTTTCCATATTTTTTTACTGCTGCAAACACTGTTTCAGATCCAGCTTCAGCTGCTTTTGCAGCGCCGCCGCTAGCTGCAGCTAACATATCGTCATATGTTTTTCTGCCAGCTTTTAAGAAATTCTCAAATACTTTAGCGGCTTGATCTGCAGGATTTGCAAGTCGGTTTACTATAGGTATGCCTTTTAATTTCGTTGGCAAACCATTAAGTGCGCGCAAAAATGGTTCTCCTGCATCTAACACTTGTTTCAGTGAATTCGGTCCATATTTTTTTAAAACTAGTTTATTAAATAAAGGATTCTTAAATATATTCTTTGATAACCAACTAACCCCATTTTTGCTGGCTAGAAAGGCTATTTTAGGAACGGCTTTGATGCTACGTAATACAAGTTTAAGTGGTACTGCTATTACTGAGCCAACACCTGGGATAATAGCGATAAAAGACAATATTCCTTCCATTGGTTTGTTACGAGCAAAGTAAAGAACACCGTTTAATGCATCTACTGCATCCCCAATGAATGGAATAAATCCGCCATAATCTAAGTATCTTTGAATCTTATCCAACTGCTCTTCATGTTCTTTATCAGATATTCGGTCTAAAGATGCTTGTTGAAATGATTTAGCAATTTCTTTATCGGATATATCTAAACCATTTTGTTGTGGCTTTTGTTCTGCATCATTGTTTTTAGTAGACACTTGTCCAGGTCCTAGTTGATCTGCTACATATGGGAGTTGATCTGCTACATAATTTCCAGCCGTCATTGACCAAGTAGCTAATTCTTTCTTTTCTGCAGCTAATTCTTCTGCAGTTATATCATCAGATTTTAGTTTATCAACTAAATTTTGATAAGCCTTACCTCCATATGTATTTTTTAACGTCCAAAATGTAGCATCAACACCAGCATCCATTGTTTTATAATCTTGAACTGGCTGGCCGTTATTATAGCTACCTTTCATGTCAGTCGAACCACCATGTGAGGTTTTAAGTTTAAGTGTTGTTGCTAATGGATTATTTTTAGCATCAGTGCCTTCAGCTCGTTTCCATGCTCTGAAAAATCTTCTTTTTTCTTGAGTTGGTGTTCCTCCAAGCTTTTGTACAACCCGATCAAAAAATGTATCTGGCATATTTTTACCAGCAGTTTCATTTAATCGAGCAATTTCTTCTTTAATGATATTATCTATATTCATTATATACTCCAGTACATATTCATTTATTATAAATATGTTTACTTCCAAAAGAGCTGTGTACAAATGATGCCGAGTGCAAGTACTAACGATATAGCAGTCTTAATAGTTATTCCTTCTCCCCGGAAAATGTATGTGAATATAGTAAAAACAATAATACCCATTACAAATGAGATGAATCTACCGGGCCAAAAAGATCCATTAAACCCAATTACTAAAGATTTAGTTCCTTCCATAAATAACCATGTAATTGGCACACCTAAAAATATTAAAGCCCATTTTTGTTGCTTAGAAAGATTCCATATAATCGGGCTATTAATTTGCATCCAAACAATGGCTTGCCCAATGATAAATAACAATGCTCCGTACAGTATGTTTTTATAATCCATACTATATTATAATGAAAATATTGGGAAGATCCTATTCTTTGTCTTTAGTAGCGTGTTTAACACCCATAATAGTACCAATAATACTAAATGAATTTGTAAGTAAGATACCAAATAGATTTGACCAGGTTGATTCAATAATTTTAGCATCCAACCCTCTTACCATCACAAATACATATAATGCTGTAGTAAGTAAGCCTACACCCATAATAACCCATAGAGCAACTCTTACGATGTTACCCATCAATTCGGTTTGTGTTTTCTTTTGTAGTAATGAGAGGTCGGTTTCTGCAACCTCTTTTGCGTGTTCTGCTTCAGCCTTTAATTTATGGGCTTCTTCTTTAGATTGTTCTGCAAGTTGTAATGCAACTTCCAATTCTTCTTTTGCCTTTTCGGCTTCTTCTTTTGATTTTTTTGATTGTTCTGCAGAATATATGGCTTCGTTAAGAGCTTTTTCTAATTGTCTATTTACTCGTTTGTTTTCTTTTTGAGCCTTCTCTAATTCAGAATTTTGTTTTTGAACTTGTTTTGTAACTTCTAATCTTTTTCTACGAGAAGTTGAATCTTTTTCTTTACATAACTTTAAATATTCTTCGAACTCTTCATCACCTTCTTCTGGCTCAATTAGTTTTAGAAAGTTGCCCTCAACATAAACTCTCTTATGTTTGGCTATTTCTAATAGAATATCCCTCGTAGATTTTTGTATTTTCATCTTTCTTCATTACTTGTACACTTTGAAAGGTGCTGTTCTATTTTTATAACCTTCATAATCAGCTTTAAATTCTTCTAATCGAGGTTCTATATCATCTGATTTAATAATCCAAAATTGAGCTCCAACGGCTCTAGCCTTTTCGATTTCTTGTTCATCCTGAGAAGATGAGATGATTCCGATAACCACTCCATTACCATACTCATAATTTATTTTTCTGATTAGTTCAATACCATCAAACGAAGACCCAATTATATTTAAATCAACAAATACACACTCTGGTCTTTCATCTACAGGACCATCTGTAAACCATTTCTTAAAAAGTTTATCTGCTTCATCAGAAGAATCCAATGCTTCTAATGCAAGAGTAATATCTAATAGAGAACACGCATCTTCAAACACAAGATGAAACAAATTTTCATCATCTACTAACATTAACGAATCAATCATATCTTTATTCTCATTTTAGTTCCACTTTCAATTTCAACTGTGTCGGGGTCATCTTCTATTTCTTCAATTGAAAGTTCAAAACCATGCTCCTTTAGTATAGCTTTACAAATATTTAAACCAAGACCCGTTCCTTTCTCTTTTTGACCTTCTTTACGAACATATGGTTTAGATAACTCATCAAATTCACTCTGAGTCATACCTCTGCCATTATCTTCGATAACAATGAAGCTCCCTTTATTATAATTACCTTCAAAATATATTTTAACCCATTTTGTTGGTGAATCATTATACTTTAATCCATTTCTAATTAAGTTATCAATTGCAGTACAAAAAAGTGGTTCGTTTACTTCTAATGATACAGGTAAATTATCATCTAAAAGAACCTGATTTTTATATGCAGTAAGTGATAAATATTCATCTAAGATTTGTTTAATGTTATTTGGTGTTTTCGGCATCTGAGCATTTTCTTTTACTAAATTAGTAAATTCATATACTCCACTATATACTTTTTGAGCATGTTTAACACCATCTCCTAACAATTGTAGTGGTGCTCTTAGTTTTTTCTTTTGTTCATCATCCAACCTTCTTTGAAGTGAATTTAATCCTCTTGGAATGTAAGTGTTGATACCACTATGCATATCATGTCTAATGATTTTTGCAGCGTGTTCTAAGTAAATACTTTTTTGTTTAACTTCTGCTTCAGCTTTATGTTGTGATGTAATATCAACAGCTATTTTAAGTACTTTATCATACACTCCGTTAGCATTCCGTAACGGGGTATATGTACCAAATAACCATATTGATTCTCCGTTTTTATTTACACGTTCAAATTCCCCAGAAACAAATTCTCCATTGTGTAATTTTTCCCAGAAAGTTTTATATTCTTTACTTGATTTAAAATCAGTAGTACATAAATCAGGGTGTTTGCTATTTAGTATTTCGTCTTCTGAATAACCTACTACATTAAGAAAATTTTGATTAGCTGATAATATAGTAGTGTCCATTCCTAGAGTTACTATTAAATTAGATTTATCAATTGCGTTTAGTTGAGTATTAATTTTAGCTTCTTTAATTTTAGTTTTCTTAATAAACTCTTGTACCACTTTAAAGAATGGTGGCATAAAGAATACAACACATCCCCATCCAAATTTGGCAAGAAATAAGGTTGGTTCACATATCCCAAATACAATACAGGTTTGTACTGCAAAGAAGGTCATCATAATTAGACCTGCAACTATTAGGGAGATTTTGGAATTTATAGATATTCCATCCAGAGCGTTCATTTACAGCTCCGTTTTCTTAAACCCACATTTCTCAAAAAAGTATTTTGAAGGACAGAATCCTGTCCAAAGGCCGATTTGTAACATCAAACAAACAAATATTACAACTTCCCAAGATTGAAGTAGATACCCTACTATCAATACCATCGACATTAGAAAGTAAACCATTCTGGTTGATGTTATATATTGTAGTAATGTTTTCATTTTCTATCTCCTTTATGTTGGTCAATCTTATCAAGAATCTTATTAAGTAACTCTGTTTTGATGAAACCACTCATTGAAGCATTTTTAAGAGCTGAGATAAGTTGGAAAACAATAAAAGGCATCAAAATGGTTTCTGATAACCAAGATGTGCCTTTAAATCCTAATTCTACTGAAAGAATTACTGTTAATATTAATATCCAAGCAAATAGTGTTTTTAATACTTTAACTGCTTTGTATGTTTTGAATCCTTCTCTTTTAATTCCAGCAATAAGACCAAAGAATCCATCTAATAGAACAACTGCAACTAATGCAAGATATTGTTCTGTATTGTCTGCGGTTAAATTCATAAAATATGAACCCATAAATGCACACGCCGTACTAATCGACATAATAACCTGTATCCAGGTTGATTTTAATAATTCCATTTTAGAACCCATATTGAATTAATTCTATGAATGCTACTTTTATTCGTATCCACAATCGTTGAGTCCATCGAAGTTCTTTGAACTCTTTTGTTATAAATATATCAGATAATTCTTTCATTATGAAATATCTTTACTTTCAATCAAAGTATAAGTAAATGAATTTCCGTAAAGTTTTGCAGCCTTATTCACTAACTCCATAAACAATTTGAAGTCTGCATTTGCTGCGATTACTTGGCAACCTGCTGACCACTTATCAATCTGTACAGATTTCCCACCTTCTCTTGAAGTGGCTCTGTGAATGTTGATTCCGTATATACCTTCGTGAATATTTTCTTCTAAGAAGTCATATACACCATCTTTGTTTTTATCTCTATAAACTTTTAATGGTTTATGTTGTCTAAGAGCTTCATACTTACCTTGATGTAACCCAATTGTATGAGAACCTCTATATTGACCAGGTACTAAGATTGCAACACCATCTTTGTTTAATAGGTTTCTTTCCCAATGTGAACCAGGGTCAGTTGTTGCTTCAAAACAGTGAAATTTGTTTTCGCCATTCACACTATATGATACAGTTACGCAGTCATCAAATTTATTAGTAACTTTCCCGCCAGTTTCTGAATTTCTAACTCCTACAATATTCAAATTGTAGTCACCGCCTTCAAACCAACGATAACCTTTACCTTCTACTGCTTGTTGTATTTGTTCTCTTGTAAAACACGCCATTTATTATTCCTCATCCTTTTTTTGAAATATTTTTGTAACACCGTCGATTCCAAACGAACCCAATGTAATGATTACAAATGAATTGAAAATAGTATCGCTGATAACAAGTTCTTTACCCATAAAGCCGGTAATTACATCTGCTGCAGCAAATACGGCCATGATTGCAAATGATGCAAAGCCTACAATGTTTTTTTCGTTAAATACATTGTTATCTTTGAAAATATCTTTAAACGCCATATGACTCCTTTTATTGAATCATTGACATAACTGGATGAGAAGAATAACTTATTTTGATTCTTTATTATAAATATGATTGCGTTTTTTCTTTTTGCTTTTTTGTTCTTTACGATTTACCGCATCCGGATCAGCTTCGTCGTTCAATAAGTTTTCTAAGTCTTGTTGTGTTAATTTTTTCATAGTTTAACTAACTCAGTTTGATATTCATTCATTTTGTTGATATTCAAATACAAATTACCAATTTGAAACTCTCCAACAGATCCGCTATCTTGAATGATTTGACTCAACTGTTGAATTAATAAAAAATCTTGTTGTGTAAAAGTCTTTCTATCTATCGTAACTATTATTTCGTTGTCTAAAGTTTCAAAAGGTGTTGATTTAATTCTATCTTCTAATTTATACAAAGTATTTTTCTGCTCTTTGTCTATGTAATGAGTTGTTAATACTTGAATTTCGTCATCGATTAGTATATTACTACACCATGGTTCTAATGCTTCTAATAATTCACTGTTACATGTTTTGACTCTAAATCCGATATCATATTTAGGCGGCACAATCGGCTTCATTAAAGCATCATGTGCTACGAAATGTCCCCATTTCCTAATAAAGTTTCTAGTGCTTCGTTTATTTTGTTCCAACCACTCTGGAGAGTCTTGATAAATGCTTGTAGCTTTATCTGCAGTATTTCTTCTTGAACCCCTGCAGGTCATATGATACACAAATCCTTCCCATGTTTGAACAAACTTAACGCCATTTAAATGAAAACGATTGAAAATATCTGAGTCTTCTTTTGATTGCGGAGCATATAATGGGTCATGACCTCCTATTTCTTGAAAGTCTGATTTCCAGAATGCCCACGGAGCAAATATACCTTCTGTAGTTTTATCTTGTTGTGTAAATTCAGATAAATTACTTAATAATTCTGCTTCTTTGAATTCTTCTGGTTCTACGCCCCCATCCCATAAAATCTTCTCAGGCCCATCTGGATGTAATGGTGGTTCAATTCTTGTAAGTGATACTATAGTTTTTTCATTCGGAACTAATCTTTCTTGCGGCGGATCTGAAAGCAATGTACGTGTTTGGTACATATGTTTTTCAATAGCATCTAAAGCTCCAGGACACAAATACATATCCGCATGATATATCATACAAACATCGTGTTCTGCTACTTCATTAACTAATCGGTCATATAATATTGTATGACCCTGACGCTTTCCAGTATCATTAAGAATTGCTGAGAAATGTTCATCACTTTTCATTCTTTCTTGACACCATTCCCATGTACCATCTGTAGATGCATCGTCGGCTACGCAAATTTGTACTGTATGTTCACCTTGATTTTTGCGTATGGCATCATAAGACCATTTAAGATATTTAAGATTGTTTCTGCTTGGTTGTATAAAACTAATTTTCATTTTTATCCTAAGATTATAAGAAGTAACTTTTAAAATAATTATCTTTCTCGGTATCTACTCTATCAAATCCACCCAATGAAAGATCATATGTTTTAGTATAATTATCTTTTAATTTAAATGTTGCAATTGTTTGTGGTGTATGTGCTATATATTCAAATAAATCATAATAATCAGTTACACAATGATATACGTGTCGTAACACCCAATCGTGTATTATAACAATTGCATCTTTTTTTAAGTATGGAATGATCTTGTATGCACAAAGTCTTCGAGCTCGACCATCTATTAAAACTATATCAAACTTTTCATTGAAGTCGTCTACTTTATCAATATAGTCTCTAAATTGATCGTATGTACTCTGACCTTCGTCTCTATCTTCATTTTGCTTTACAAAATTATAGTCTACATTTGTTATATTCAATCTAGTTAATTCGCTCTGTACTTTATCATACCATTCTACATTATGTTCAATTGAATATAATTTTTTAACATGTTTTGCAAACTCTACTGTAGATCCGCCTGAGCCCCATTCTAACATTGTTTTTTCTGGCGAAAAATGTTTTGTAATTAACTCTTTTTCTGCCGGATGCATCCACGCTTCTAACATATTATTGCCTTTGTTTTAAACACTTCTTCAGAATATTTACTTTTATAAAGTTTTATTGTTTCTTCTGAACACTGTTTATAAAAATCTTGATCATTATATAATAATATAATCTTTTTTCTTGCAGTTTCCAAGTCGCCATCTCTAACAGTTAATTCGGGATGTAACTCTCTTTGAGTATCTAAACCTTCATACCCAATGCATGGAATTCCTAAATATGAACAATTAAGTGCAAAGGTACCTGCTGCATGCGTTCTCATTAAATGAATTCCTATTTTTCTTTTACTTAACTCAGAAATCCATTCATTCCATTGTAAATATGGTAATTGTGTTAATCCTAATTGTTCTTCACCTTCTTGACGTCTACCCATCTTAGGTTGATATATTTTATCAGTTACTGACGATGCTATCATGTATGAATCAAAACCTCCATACCAACTCTTCATATTTCCTCCAATCATAATACCATCTCTACCTTCAGGGTGTTGCAATTGAACATTTAATAATGCATCTTCTATCATTAAAGATTGTAAAACTCTAACATCTGAGTGTCCTGTTAATCCTTTATAGTATTGTTTGTCTTGCTCATTATGAGCAAATATAATATCTGCAGAAGTTAAGTTATTAAAATAGTGAATTTGATTTGCAAGTTCATAGTCTTGAAAGTACCAAAATGGCCCTTCTTGCATCACCCCAACTCGTTCACAAAACGTTTTCATATGGTTAATGTTTACTTTATCTGGAGAATTTTTTGGAGTAATTACAATACCCAAATCATATTTTTTCGTTACATCATGGTTTAGATTGTAATGATCAGCATCTAATGCAACCATCCAAGCAAACTCAGTTCTCATATTTGGATGAGTTCTTGGCACTTTGCCCCGGAACTCCATCTCTGTAAAAAATGCTACTTTCATTTTGAATATATTCCCATCCAATGATTTATCATTTCATCTAACATTGATTCAAATGTATATTTAGGTTCCCACCCAGTTGCAAGACGCAATTTAGTACTATCGCCTTTTAGATCGTCTAATTCTTCTGGTCTATAATATTTTGTACTCGTTTCTAGATGTTTTTCAACATCTAAATCTAATTTATCAAATACATATGTAACTAAATCAAGTACTGAATGTGATTGCCCTGTAGCACAAACATAATTGTCCGGGTTGTGTTGTTGCATTATCATCCACATAGCTTCAACATAGTCTTTTGCATGTCCCCAGTCTCTGGTCGAACTTAGATTTCCTAATACTAATTTGTCTCTAAGACCACGTTTAATTTCAACAGCTGTTTTCACTACTTTATTAGTTACGAAATTCGTTCCGCGCCTTGGCGATTCGTGATTAAACAATATGCCATTTGTTACATACATTCCGTATGAATTTTTGTAATTATTACATATATTATAAGAAAAAACTTTTGAACATCCATATGGAGAAACTGGATTCATTGGTGTTGTTTCTCGCTGAAACCCATCTTCGTCAATATTATTACCAAACATTTCAGATGACGAAGCTTGATATATTCGTATTTTTTTATTTGTTAAGCGTACTGCTTCTAATACATTTAACGTTCCTAGTGCAGTTACATTAGCAGTATAAATTGGTTGGTCAAAACTTATACGTACATGCGATTGTGCAGCTAAGTTATATATTTCATCTGGGTTACATTCTTGTATTACATTAATTAAAGATGATAAATCTGTTAAGTCTGCATATCTCAAATTAATTTTATCAAATATAGAATCAAGTCTTGAAGTCTGCGTTTCAGCTACTGAATTTCTTTTTACTATTCCCCAAACTTCATAGCCTTTTTTTAGTAAAAACTCTGCTAAATATGATCCATCTTGACCATTTATTCCTGTTATTAAAGCTCTAGATTCGTTCATAACGAGTTCCTTGTCGTATTAATTGTTCAGTATTTTTTTGTTCGTTTAATCTTGTTTTGCCTTCGTTCTGCAATTCTTGTGATCTATTCAATGAATATAAAATATCAGTACATCGATGTATTCTACCTTTGCCTGACATTTCTACCATTGGAAGACATAGTGCGTGATCCCAAGCACTAGACCAAACTTTGTTAGTCGATGGATCGATTAAATCTTTTCGATCTATTTTTTTAAATAACCAGTATTTGTATGTTTTCAAATGCGAATATGGAAATGGATGACTACGATAATCGTTTCTAGAGTCTACATCATCTGAAATATCCATATTCCAATGCCCGCCTAACTGTCCCGTAGGGTAAATTTGATATTGGCCATATGACATCCATATATTTTCGTCTTGATATACTCGATTTAAATAATCTAATACAAATACAGAACTCAACCAATCATCTCCGTCTACCTCTACAATAATGTCATCATCATTAAGTTCATTTTGTAGATGATCTATAGCAGATAAAAATCCTGCTCCTTGACGACTCTTTGGATGTTCTGTACGAAGTATGGTAAATCTAGGATCATTATTTAATTCTTCTACTAAATATTCATATGACCCATCGTCTGACCAATCGTCTATGTATACACAATGCCAGTTATCAAAATTTTGATATTTCATCATGTTAATATTCATTGGCAACCAATCCTTAAGATTGTATACTGTTGTAATTATAATAAATTTATTTTGTTTCATATATCCTTTAAAATATTTTTATACATCCAATCTTCAATAACATTGTAATTTTTTGATAACAACAAGTTCTGATTAGCAGCTTGTTTCATTAATTCATATTTATCTGCAGATAAAGAACTAATAATATCTTGTAGTTCTTCTAAAGTATCAAATAACAACATTCCTTGTGTATTAAAAAATTTATCAATATTTGGACACCCCCAATATATCGGAATTGTTCCTACCGCGAAACAATCAATTAATTTTTCTGTAAAATAATTATCAGTCTTTGAATTTTCTACAACTATTGAAAATCGATAATCTTTAAGTGCATCTTCTTTATATTCAATTGGATGATTCGAACCTCTCCCAAACAAATCAATATTTTTAACCACATTTACAATTTGATGTCTAATCTTATGTCCAGGCATGAAATTTTTATTTGAATATATCATAGATACATTCTTTGTTTTTGGGAACATTTTAAAATTATAATCTTTTATCCAACTTCCGCCGAATGGAATAAATTTTGTTTTATCTGGGTATTCTTCTAATAATTGTTTGTCATGAGTCATGATAAAATCAAAATTATTTTGGTAACTTTCGAAGTTATCATAACGTGCAGGACTGATTTCTCTCGTTTCCATTAACCACCCAATTTTATTTTTAGCTTCTAATGTTCTAGGTAAATCGGTTTGTATAGTGTCATCTGAATATATTACAACATCTCCATAGTATGGTGTATCTCGTACTATTTTAACATATGATGATATCTTATCATGTACCGTAGACCATCGACCGTTATTTTTTGTTAAGTGTCGACAAATACCTCCCATTAAGTTAATCATCATTTTAGGATATGATTCGCTCATACATATCCACGACTTTGGAAATAAATCATCTAAAATTATATGATCATTTTCAACTCCAAACCATTTATCAGGATGTATTACAATTTTATCTGTATGATTATTAAGATATGCTCCCCACCAACTAAATGTACTATTTGCAATAATGTTATGATTACATAGCCCCATCATATACATACTAATATAATCTAATTCGTTGACAAATACATAATCATTAGACTCGCCGAAAACTTGTTTACACCATTCTAAATCATCACTGAAAACTAAATATTTAGTATTAGGAATTGTTTGAAAATAGTCTATTGCATTAACATAATATCCTATATCTAAATTATGATGTTGTCTTTGTAAGTTTACATAATCGCCACGTCTTATATGAATTGATATACATGTATTTGTTTTTAAAACTTCATACTTTTCATATATGTAGTTTAATATTTCTGTAGACGGCTTAAATAAGTTTCTAATATCATGATGAAAGGATTCGAAATATTTTTCACTTTGAAAAAAACCTTTAAGAATTATATTTTCATCATTTTCTGGGTTAGGAATTTCTTTGTATACGCAAGGTCTAGCATCTGTAGGTTCTGTGCAAACTGACCAATTGGTTTCTTCACTTTTTGCGAAGTTTCGAAATATATTATCAAAATAATATGATGGTGAGTTATGTAATGTTCCTTGATGCTGACTTAATAATACATGTTCTAATCCATATTTTTTAGAATATGCATATGATGCTGCAGCTTGAAACATCATGTTTCCTAGACCGCCCATAAATAGTGTCGAACATTTATTCATAGCAATTGATAATATTTGTAATGGTATCTATATCTTTGTTTGATAAATCTTGATGATTCGGGATATAGAATCCAAATTCATTTAGCATTTTACAATTTGGCATATCATGTGTCGGCCGATATTTATTCATCCACATTGGCTTTTGAGACATATCGCCGGCAATTAGTGGGCGAACTTCAATATCAGCATTCATTAGATCCTGTATAATATTATTTCTTTGTTTGTGTACAATTGGTATTGCAAAACTAGAAACAAAGTCGCCATTTTGTTCGTGTAGATCTAACATGTTACTATTTAAGTTAGTTACATAATAATTAAAATTGTCTCTTCGCTTAACTGAATAACTATCTAATTTTTCAATAGCCCGAAGACCAATAAATGCTTGTAAATCTGTAGAACGAAGATTCATTCCAGGCACATAAAAGTTATATAATGAATCGAAATCTGTGCATGAATATTGCTCTCTCAATTCATTTTGTTTCCATGAAGGTAAATCTCTATCCCAGCCATGGCTTCTCATCATTAGTAATAAATGATAAAACTCTTCATCGTTAGTATTTATGAACCCACCTTCAATAGTTGATAGATGATGTCCAAAATACATTGAAAAGAAAGAAGCAAACCCAAATGAGCCTAAATATTGTCCTTGATATTTAGACCCCATACTTTCACAAACATCTTCAAGTAGTATTACATCATATTTTTCACATAATTCAACTACTTCTTTCATTCTAGGAACTAATCCTAATGGCGAAACTAATATGAGTACTGATGGGTTAGATTCAGAAAATATTTGTTCTAATTGCGTTAAATCACATGAAAGATCTTGCAGATTACAATCACACATTGTTATATCATAACCTAACAACATGGGAGAACTAACATCAGTTGCCCAACTAAGTGATGGAACGACTATCTTATTATTAGGTAACGTTCCGGATTCTTTTAATGCTGCTAATGTTAACAGTATCGATGATGACCCAGAATTAACAAACACTGAATATTTTGTACCGATCTTTTCAGCCCATCGCTTTTCTAACTCCCAAGTTAATTCACCTTTTGTTAGTCTTGGAATAGGTTCTTGTCTCAGCCATTCAGTTAATGCAGTGATGTCTGCTCGGTCAATAGTATCACTAACTAATTTGATCATAAGTCTCTTTCAATCCTTGTTTTAAACTTTTTAATTCAATTTCTGGAAATAATGAATACATTTTATCTATGCATACATCTTTACGGTATTGTCCATCTGGCTTTGTATGATCATATTCAATTTTCATATGCCTGTTGTTTGTAACTTCAAGAGCTAATGTTGCAATATCGTTGATTGACAAATTTTCAGGTGTAGCTACATTGAAACTTTCATAGACATTATTGTCAATACAGAGCTTGATTATTTTTGCAAAATCATCTGAATGCATAAATTGCCGCAAAGGTTTTCCAGTACCAAACAATTTTATATGATCAGCACCATCCTTTTCAGCTTGTTTTATTTTATTTAATAGTGCCGATACAAAATGACTTCTTGAACCAATCTTATCATTAGGGCCATACATATTGCACGGCGTTAAATATTGAAACTTTGTACCATATTGTGCATTACAAGCATCTATTTGTACTGCTAAACATCGCTTTGCATACCCATATGAAAAATTAGTGGGTGTAGGTGGGCCAAGATGCAAAACAGATTCATTCATTGGATATGAATCTACTATGTCTGGATAAATACAAGTACTCAATACACCTATAAATTGTTTAACATTTGTCTGTCTAGCCCATTTTACTAGATTAGTATTCATCAATACATTTTCTTCAAAATAGTCAGACTGCTTTGTCATGTTGTCTATGATGCCTCCGACTTTAGCTGCTAAATGAATAACTACATCCCATGATGATTCTTGCATCAATGTTTTAACATGTTGTTCATTAGTCAAATCATAATCCTTCGAAGAAATATAGGTAGCATCGGGAATTATTTTTTGTAAAGCATGACCAACCATCCCTGTACCCCCTGTTATTAATATTTTAGATTTATCCATTTATAATTGATTTATATTAACCCAAGTATTTGGATTTGCGTTTGTATTTGTACGTATAAGCTTACAATCTATATTACAGCTTTTATATTTAACATTGTTAGTGTTCAAGTGGTGACTTAATAATGATTCACCAGATGTCATTTGTATATTTTGAGTTTTATATTTATGTAAATTATTAAAAACTTCAACATATTTATCCATTATTTGTGAATTTGAAAAATTTAACCAATCCATAATAGTATTATTATGTTTATGAATCCAGGGTGCATATACTAAATTATCAGAATATT